ATAGTATATAATGATAAAGGATATACTACTTTGCCTAATTATGCTAAGTATACTTTTATTGAGCCTATGGAATTGCCAGAAGGTCAATCATCTTCTATTACTATGCTAAATATTGACCAATTTACAAAGCCTGTTGTAGCAGATAAAGAAGTAAAAAACGACAACCCGTTTAGTGCAACTTCATCTACTACTAATACACAAGCTTTTACAGATAAAACAGACGATCTACCATTTTAATATAAAGTAGATCATTATTAATAAATAAGGGTAGTGTAAAAGCTACCCTTATTCTTTTTTAATCATTAAAACAAATCATCATGGTAGAAATAGAACATATTCAAGATATAGAAAAAGATCAACCTGCAAAGTCTAGCGCAAAAGAACAGAAGTTAAAAGATCCTAAAGATTTAACTACAGAAACTCAAGATACTGATGCATCTGAAGCTACAGAGCATGATGAACAAATTGAAAATCAAGAAGACAATATATATGAAGATAGCACCTTAGTTAATCATAATACAGATGTTCATGATTTAAAGCCTGGAAATAGATTTTATGGTAGTATAAAATATAATAATTCTAAAGGAAAACAACAAGCACAACAAGGTATTTTCTTAGTATTAACTTCAGAAGTAAAAGGAAAGAAAGGACAATCCAGAGAATATACTATGGCAGATTGTACTGGACGAGAGTACAAAGTGTGTAGTGGAGCTATTAAAATAGCTAATATAACAGATCTCAAAAAGAAGAAACAAATAGAGAAAAAAGCACTAGAACAATTTGGAAGTAAAACAGAAATCGAAGAATTGCTTAACAAATTAAAAGAAGAATTTGAAAAGAAAGAGAAAGAAGAAAAGGAAAAAGAAGAATTGAAGAAAATTCAATTTTCATTTAGTTCACTAGAACCAGAAGACAAGCTTAAAAATCTAATTAAAGCAGGTATGAATAATATCTGGATGGTTGGTCCAGCTGGTTGTGGTAAATCAACTATAGCTCGTAATACAGCTAAAGAACTAAATGTTCCTTACTTATGTATCTCTTGTGGTATTGGTACTTCTGCAACAGAATTTACAGGATATAAATATCCTACTCGTGAAGCAACTAAGTTTGCTGAATTCTATGCTAAGAAGTCAATAATCCTTATAGATGAGATGACTGCACTCGATCCATCTGTAGCACAGGTTATTAATGCAGCATTAGCAAACGGTGAAATAGAGACTACTACAGGTACTGTTTTACGACATCCTGAATGTATCATTATTGCTACATCAAATACTTTTGGTAATGGAGCAGATCGTCAGTATGTTGCTAATAACCAATTAGACGCTTCAACAATTGACCGTTTTACTGGAGCAATAATTGAAGTAGATTACTCTGTTAAATATGAGTCACAATTTGATCACGAAGTAGTAGATTATATTTATTTACTACGTAACTGCATTAAAATAAATTCATTACGTCGTATTGCTTCTACTCGTATGATTCAAGCAGCAGAAAAGATGAAGAAAGTAGGTATGTTAGACTGGAAAGATATGCTTATTATTAACTGGTCTGATACTGAAAAGAATATAGTAAAACAATATATTCAAAAAGTAGAAGAAAATAAAACTAAACAAAGTACTGCTTCAATAATTGAAGCTATACGTAAAGATTTTTCAAATTCTACTGTAACAGCAAAATTTAAAACGGCAGCGTAATGAAAAAACTGAATTTAAATATTAATATAAATTCATTAGATGAATTTTATAGAGAATGTGACAATATTGAAGGAGGTGATCCTGCTGAAATAAATAATATTGAAAGTAACGATGATCCTAGTTTTAGAGGATTATCTACAGCAGAAATATATAATTCTAAATATAGTTATACCAAAGGTCTAGATAATTTAAAGAAAATAGAAAAGGATATAAATCTAGGAGGTCGTAAACATAAATATAAATACGATGATTCTGATGGAGATGATATGAACTTTGATCGGTATATAGAAGGTCTACCTTGCCTAAAGAAAAGAATACCTACACATGGTATAGGTACTGGTAAGTTCGTTAAGCTTCATATTTCTATATGTGAGAATTGCTGGTGTTCAGCTGAAAATCTTATAATTCGTGCATATACTGCTATGAGAATAATAGATATGCTAGAATCCCAAGGATATCGTGTTCAAATATCTGCATATGCAGATAATGAAGATCCTGGTTATTTTAACGGAGAACCTATAGGATTTCTTGGAGTTGAAGTTATAATTAAAAAGTTTGAAGATCCTTTAATTAAAGGACAAATACTTACAGCAATATCTCCTTGGTTCTTTAGATACTGGATGTTTAAATTCTGGAATGCTAAATTTAAAATGAATTGGGGATACGGACATTCAGTTAGACCGATGAAGAAAGAAACAACTTCTGATATCTACATTCAGACAGGTGAAGCTTTAACTGATGAAGATGCAGAACGAACTATAAAAAGAATATCGAAACTATTTGATAAAGAAGAATAGTTTCAACTACTAGGAGGATTTGTAACAATCCTATATGGCACTATCAATTTAAGGATATTAGATAATTTATGGAAGCGTGAGCCTGCACAGCAGAAATAAAAATCTATCTCTGGATAGGCGTGGTTCGATTCCACGACTAGTAGCAAACTAAAACAGATTGCATATGTATAGTAGAAAGCGAGCAAAACTCCCAGATAACATTACTCTAGATTGGATACTTTCTAAAGTAACAGAATATGATATATATGCAAAATATATAGGTCAATTTAAAGTAGGTATGATATACAATAGTCCATTTAGGAAGGATAAAAATCCATCCTTTGGTATTTACTATAGTAAACGTACTAAACAACTACTTTTTAAAGATCATGGAACAGGTGAATGTGGTAATGTAATTAAATTTGTATCATTATTTACTGGTAAAACAGAATATAATGATATACTATCTGATATAGTAGATAAGTTAAACATTACTAATAACACCAAACTCGTTAGCTCTAAGCAATATATACCGCCAACTGAAACAGTAATTGGTGTAGTACGTCAGGAATTTACTGATGTAGATATCAATTACTGGAAACAGTTCAATATTTCTATAAATACTCTAAAGAAATTCAATGTAAATAGTATTAAATATTATTTATGTAATGGAATAGTAAAGGGTACTTATAAACGAGAAAATCCAATGTATGCATATAAGGTCTATAATAACTTTAAGATATATAGACCACTAGCAGATAAATATACTAAGTGGAGAAACAATCTTACAGACTATGATATCCAAGGCTATGAGCAGTTGCCTCAAAAAGGTGATATACTATTTATCACAAAGTCCATGAAAGATGTTATGTGTTTGCATGAGATGGGTATACCAGCAGTTTCTCCATCTTCAGAGAGTACATTTCTACCTAAAGACGTATTAGAGCAACTTAAGACGCGTTTTAAGCGTATTATAATACTTTTTGATAGAGATGTAGCTGGAGTAAAAAGAAGTCGCAAATTAAGCCGAGAAACAGGCTTAGAAGCAATGTTTATTAACAAAAAATTCAAAGCTAAAGATGTATCTGATGCTGTTAAAGCAAATAGCTTTGAAGAAATAAAAAATTGGTTAAATGAAACTATTAAAAACTATAGGTAAAGTAATAGCATTACCTTTCGATTTAGCTCTAATACTTGCAAAATTATTACTAATTCCAATTAAATTAGTAAGTGTATTATTGCATGGAGAATTTATTGAATGGAATAAAAAATGCAAGTTTATAGGAAATTCGATTAAAGAAATGTTTAAAGCTTTTAAACATAATAAAGATTATTCTTTCTTGCATTCAGTAGGATTTACGGATGAAAATGGTAATTTCTCTGAAAGAATTGAAACGTTTAAAATAACTAGTGATAGTATGCAACATTATATTAATTATGCTAAAACAAGTCTTAAACAAGAAAGTGCGTAATGCTACTAAACAAGAAATAGATGGAATAGTATTTCGATCTAAGTTAGAAGCTTATACATATTAGAAACTAAAGGAAGCAGGTATATCAGCCGAATATGAACAGCATAGATATACTTTACTTCCTAAGTTTATATATAATAACTCTACAGTTAGAGCTATTACTTATTTACCAGATTTTGTAGGAGATAATTTTGTTATAGAATGCAAAGGATTTGCTACAGATTCTTGGGCAAACAGAGAAAAACTATTCAAGTATTATTTAAGCTTGAATGAACCAGATACTAAGTTTTACTTAGTAAAGAATAAAAAACAAGTTGATGAATTAATCAACAAATTAAAATCTTAAATTTTCAGATTATGGCAAAGAACGAATTTATTAAAATAGGAGAACAGATAATTGCAAAACCTAAAGGTGCTGATTATGATTTGATACCTGGTAAAGTATATGATCTGAGTTGGAATAGATGGGAAGATTCACCTATATTTAAGGAGAATGGTGAATTAAATCTACCAAAGAAAATCTATTCTACTAAAACTGATGACGTATTTAAGAAGCGTATTATAACCTATTTTAATAAAGCAAATACAAATACTACTGGTGTAATGCTAGCTGGTACTAAAGGTACAGGTAAGACTGTAATGGCAAAAATATTAGCTAAGGAATCAGGTTTACCTATTATTGTAGTTAATCCTGATTATCCAGAAGGTAAACTTATTAAGTTTTTTAAGTCCTTTACTACTCCAGTATGTGTTTTGTTTGACGAAGTTGAAAAGAACTTCAAAACTGAGTATATGCTAGATTTCTTAGATGGAGTTGAAAAGACTGCACAGAAACTAGTAATTATGACTTGCAATGACTTAAGCCAAGTTAGTCAGTATATGCAAGATCGTTGTTCACGTGTTCGTTATTTACGTCGATATTCTCCTGATGAAAATGCTGCATTCTTACCTATGCTAGCTGATGATTTTGGTATTAAGAACAAAGAAGAAGTGGTAAAATTCTGTAAGGAAAATATTAAACTGCTTTCTATGGATAACATTGTTTCTTTCATGAGTGAAGTCAAAATGCTAGAAGATGAAGACATTAGCCTTCAGGAAATTATAAACATTATGAATATCTCTACTGAAAACATACCAACTAAAGTTAGTGATACTATAGAATACGATGATGAATGTGATGACTGTGACGAATGCAATGATGTATATGACGATTGTGAATGTTGTAATGCAGCGTGAGAACAAATAAGGCTAGATATATTCTAGCCTTTTAACTTATATAAACATGAAAATATGCGGTATAAGTGATATACATGGTAATCTCATTGAGAATATACCTGAGTGTGATGTACTATGTATATGTGGTGATATAGTAACATTAAATGCTCAAAGAAATATTGAAGCATCTAAACATTGGTGGGAAACAAAATTCATAAAATGGATAGATAAATTACCTTGTAAGAAGGTGGTTGTCATACCAGGTAATCATGATTTTTACTTAGAATATAAGTATAAATTAAATGAATGGAATTCTTTTAAAGATTATATGCAAGTTTTATCTAAAGGTAAATTAGTATTTCTTATAGATGAAATGTATATATATGAAGGTATTAAATTCTATGGATCTCCTTGGATTAAACCAATTGAATTTCAAGAGGACAGATGGGCATTTAGTAGATTTGATACTTATGAAGATATACCACAGTGTGATATACTACTAACACATGATAATCCATTTTGTAATGAAGCTCTAGATGTTTTCTCCTTTGGAAAGAGTAAATATCATTTATATGGGCATTGGCATGATGGATCTAGTGATGTAAATTCTGGAAGATACAATTGTTCTAGATTGAATAATTGTTATAGTTTTAAAAAGAATTATGAATTTGTAGTATTAGATATTATGACAGAAAAAGAAAAGAAACAGGTAGAACAAGCATTCTTAGATAAACTTATTAGTCAAGCATACAATAATAATGTAGCAGATTGGCTTAAGACATTTAAAGAAGTTGAACTACAACAAGATAAAGAAGATGAAGTAGTTTGGGATACTTCGGCAGAAGTTCCTGAGTCAGCTGTAATTAGCGACATGGAGGATTAAATATGAAAGTAGAAGGAATTGTTACAGATAATGAACGTATTGTGATTGAAGCAATGTTCAATAATGTTATTGATGATACTATAGAAATACAAGCTATAGAAGAAAAAGTAATTATAGAGTATGTTAAAAAATAAGATGGATATTAGTATTCCTTATTACGAAGATAATAGTAGAGTAAGCAATTCTGCAATAGGATGGTTTATTAAAAGAGGTCCTAGATATTTTCGTGATATGCTTGATGGAAAAGAAGAAGGAATGAATTTTTCTTTTCTTGAAAAAGGAACTATGATACATGAATATTTACTTCAACCAGATGAATTCTGGAAAGATTATATTATTCTTGATTTTGCAACACCTAAAGTAAAGCAGCAAAAGGATTTATTAGATGAGTATCATAGACTTATACAAGTAAATCCATTAGAATCTCAAGATAAGCTTAAACTATTAGCTTATAAAAAAGCTTATAGTAATAAGAAATCTGATGAGAAATGTATTGAAGAAGCTGAAGGTCTTATTATGATTTATCAAGATTACTTAGAATACTTGAGTAAGAAAGATGATAATAAGAAGATAATTAGCTTTGCTGATTTACAAATGCTTAAGAAGATTAAGGAAAATATTCAGAATCACAAGAAAGCAAATGAATTGCTTTTTAATTTACCATCTACTTTTGAAACTCATAATGAATTTCATATTAACTGGCAAGTTAATAGAATCAATAATATTAAATGTAAATCTTTACTAGATAGAGTATGTTTTGATCATGTTAATAAGAAGATAATTCTAATTGACTTAAAAACAACTGTAAATGTCTATGATTTTGCACATTCTGTAGAAGAATATGATTATTACAGACAAATTGCTTATTATGGATTAGCAATTCAATGGTATATGCAAGAGATATTAAATCTTAATTCTGAAGAATATGATTTTGAAGCATATATTATTACTATTGGTAAAGATTCTGAAAATCAAATTAGAGTGTTTAACATGAAAAATGATAAATTACTCGGTGAGAAAATTGATTTAATTAACAATTCTTTACAAAAAATTTCATATCATATCAGTACAGATCAATGGGATCACTCAGTAGAATACTACGAAGGTGATGGTGTTGAAGAACTATAATAAATGCTTAATATTTTTAAGTGATTTTATAGAAGCAAAAATATCTTACTTTGATTGTCCAGCATTTGTAAATATGTATACAAATTTGAAAGGAGACAATTCTGAAGGAAAATTATATTTAGTTTATAAGTTTAATAGTCATTATGAGCTATCTAAAAAAATAGAGGAAATCAGTTGTAATAAAACATATTATAACTGGTTTCCTTATACTATAAATAAACAATCTTATATTGTCTTTTCATTTAAGGTTAGTAAAGATAAAATACAAGAATTAGAGTTCTGTAAAAAAGGTAGATTTACTGATAGTTATTTAGATGTAAAAGATTTAGTTGTTATTTGGAAAGACTACTTAGATCAATTTGATGATTTGCTTAAGTCAAATGACTTTTGCTCTGATTATACTTGTACTTGTTAAAAATAAAAGGCTGGAAATAATCCAGCCTTTTTCATTAATCAGAATCTCTATTTGCAATTTGAGTTTCGTAATATCTTCTTTTAGAAGGTATATCCTATAGTTCCCATATATTTTTAAACGGAGTTATTTTCATTCCAAATTTAAAAGTAGGAGAAAAACCTTTATAAGCGCCTCTATCTATTTTTTCATCTTCATTATTAATCAGATTATGTACCCATGCTGGTACAGTAGAAATTAATCCAGAAAAGTTATCATAATAACTATAAATGGGGAATGGAGTTTTGATAGTTGAGATAGCGTCTTGGATTGCCCAAGGGGTAGAAGACATCATAGTTTCAAAATCTGTTCTTACTAAAGCAAAAGCTAATAATTGTTTTAATATATTATCTTTATCATCATCTGCCCAAGCCTTTGCTATTGGCATTAAGAAGAAATGCAATATATGTACACCTATTAGTTCTAAAGATAATTGTCTTATTACTCTACGCTAATCGTATGTAGAATTCTACATATACTTCTACCATAAACTAATATTCCTAGTATCTCTTCTTATTGCAGAAATAATACTAAAAGGAACTCTAAACAAAGCCTCTTTATATCTTTGAGAACTATAATCCCATTGTCTATTCTATACCCATCTTTCTTGAAGTATAATAGGCATAAACTGTCTATGCATCATTACTAAACTTCCTATAATATTACTACTTAACATAGTTTTCTATAGTGGAGTAAGCTAACCATCAGCAGATTGAGCTAAATTTCTAGCAGTGTTACCAATGGTTTCTTTTTTAGCATCCCAGGCTTTTTGATAAGCAGGGTCTTTGGTTACGATATTTCCATTTTTATACTCTACTAAATCTCTAGAGGATCTAAATGTGTTCCATTGATTTAACATTACTTCGTCGTTACTATATTTACGTTTAAATTCTTCGCTACTAAGAAACTCTCCATTTACGTATCTATAGTTGTACATAACAGAATTTAGAATATGACCTTTTACAACATAATCACTTAAAGAGTATACTCCAAAAGCCCAGTTTCTAGCTATTTGTTTTTGAAAAGTAGATAGATTAAGTCTGTCTGTTTTTATTTCAGCGCCCACTTGAAAATATTCCATTAGCTTCATCTATGTACTATTATGATAATCACTAAGTAAACTAAAATTGTTTTTAAATAAGTCTACAATTAATGCTTTTGTTCCATTAAGACTATCACTAAAACTATAATATCTACCAGAAAGCGAATTAATTATATCATTATAGACTGCTGTAAAAAAACCCGTAGTAGCACATATAATGTTTAAACCTAGATTTACAGTAGTTCCTAATGCTTTTAATCCTAGCATTAATTTAGTAAAATTAACTTTTCTAGGTTTTATATGACCTTTAAATCCTAGTATAGAATAATCTCTTTCTTTGATATCCCATATAGCAGATTTAGTCTTAATGTCATATATATTCATCTCTACGAAACTTTTAGCAAACTTATATATATTAGATTCCTGCCCTTTTTTACTCCTTCCTCTGTACTTACTTTTGACGTCTCGATTACCTATAAATTGTAGGATAGCTTCTGTTTTAGGTTTGAGTTCACTTTTTATTCTAAAGTTTTCAGCCATTTTAAAATACTCTACTATAGAGCCAACAGTATTAGCTGTAATAGTAGAAGGATCATCCAGACTTTTAACATAATTCTGTGGAACAAAATATAATTTATCTGTGCCAGTATCTACTGTTTCATCGTTTAAACCAGTATCGTCATTTCTAGTAGATACTTTATCTTTCCAATATTCTTTAAAACCTTCAAAACCTCTAGCTCTAACATATCTCCACATAGAATCTGATATTTGTGGCAATCTATATGAACTTAAATTAGTAAGATTAGTAAGTTTGCTATTTGATTCTTTAAGAGTATTCACACATTCTTTGTATAATTCATGTAAATCTTCATTTGAAGATACTTTATTAAATGCTTCTGAATTATCGTATAGTTCTAATTTAGGCAAATAGTATTCTCCCTAGTCTTCAACTTCTGGTTTGTAGTTCTTATTAACAAATGGAGAATTCTAATCTACCTCTGAAAAGTAAATAGATGGCTGTTCTTTAAGTATATATTTTTCTTTCACTGGAACAACTGTTGTAAGATAAGATTTAGGATATATATTACCTTGACTATCTCTATTACAATGTGTCATTTCAAATTCTGCTAAAGTTCCATTAGCAATGGCATCAGCTCTAAGTTTATAAAATAATTTAGATGGTATTACTTTAGCTATATCATTGAATTTTAATCCAGTAGTTTTCTTTTTACCGTTTCTTTTTATTATCTTATATAAATCTACATCTATTTTATCTAATTCAGCCTGAGCAACTCCTGGTATTAATTTTTCAATTTCGTGTGTCTTATCATCTCTAAATTGTTTAAGTATGGCTCTTTTTCTTTCTTGCAACTATTCATATAGCTTTTTATCTGATTCATTGTTTATTTCAGATCTTTCTACTTTAGAAAGATCATCGTAAAATTCCTAAGTATACTCATCTCTAGAATTATACTATAACCATCTTTGATACTGAGCTTCAGATAAATTTGCTTTTTTTTCAGCCTTGATTTTATCAAATAATGCTTTATTTGATTTTAAAACCATACCTTTAGACAACTTATCATTTAATGCAGCTAGTTCTACAGCTATTTCATATTCTTCACCTTGTTTTAATTTTCCATCTATACCATATATACTAGCTAACTATTTTTTTTCTAAATATAAATCCTTTAGTTTACTTTGATTTTCTTCTGATAACTTACTTGTGTCATAGAATCCATTAGCGTCTTTTACAGTATCTAGTAATTTGTGTATTTTGATTTGTACTAATTCTCTAGCATCAGCAGCTAAAGGTGATAGATTGTTAAATAGTTCATAGTATTCAGGAGTATATTTTCTTTCACAATGTTCTGATAACCATTTGTTTTTTCTTTTATTGTACTCTGTACGTATAGTTGGATTTACAGAGCGTAAATCATCTACATCTAACATGCCTAAATCACTTCTAAGCTACTTTAAGAATTGTTTATAGTCATTGTTAAATCTACCATAGTTTCTTTTTCTAACTAGATATCCAGTAGGTAAACCATTTTCATCAAGCTCTACTAATTTTTTTTGATTAAAAGTACCAGCTTTTTTTAATAGTTCTGTTAGTTTATTATACTTTTCGTAAGTAGCTCTATTAACTTCAAATTCTGCATTTTGAGTTATATGAAATAAAGCTCTAATGGCTTCGTCATTAATTTTATCTCCAGCTCCTACCCAAGCAGTAATAGCTAATATGTCTTTACCTACTGTTTCTTGATGTTCCTATATATAATTTTCTATAGTTGGACTATTAACAGATATACCAATTCTTCTAATTTCTTCAGCAGACTACTTAGTAATCATATTATTAACATTGTTAGCTCCTACATTTAGGATAGTCTGCATTCTTTTTGCTTCCTTTAATAAATTTCTATATAGATTTTCTCCAACTATATATTTATATTCTTCTGTAGCAGATAAAGTATTAACACATTCATCTAGCATTGGACAATAAAAATTAAAGAAATCTTGTTTTAAATCCAACAGCTACTTTAGTGTCATTTTATCCTACACTCCATTTACCACATCTCTGATTTGTCTTATGGTAGATAATATATCATATTTAGTACTATATATAAAGTTAGTTATATTCTAAATTCTATCTACTGTCCTATTTTCTAATTCAGATATTTGTAATGTTAAAGCTGCTTTAAATTCATCTGTAACATTGGTGTCTTTTTTATTCAGAGTATATAATCTAGCTTTAAGACCATCGTGTATTTTTTGTATTACTCTTTCTAATTCTTTTTCAAGATTTTCTTTAGTAGCATAATCATATTTATCAAAATACTATCTGTATGCTTCTATATATTCTTGTACATCTTGTTGATACCTTTCATCTAGACTATTAGTTAAGTAATACTACAATGATTCATCTAGCTCTGATCCTTTTATTCTACTGTCAGAAGCGGAAAAAGAACCAGTATTATCAACAGATTTAATTTTAGATGTATCTAACTCTGTTAATTCTTTAGTAGAATCATATTCTGGATCAGAAACAAACACTCTATCTCCATCAAATTCTGTAATAATAGGTTCACCGTTTTCATCTATAGCGGTAGATCCTTCAAACCACGTACTAAACGTTTCTGTAAAGGTTTTAGCTCTTCCTTTTATAGCAGCAGCTCTGTCTCCATTATAATACTACAGTAAGTCTGAAAATAGCTTAGATGGCTTACCATCTTTTGTCTAATCAATAGGATTACCATTGTTTTCGTTCCAGATATGGTAGGCGCCAATTTCGCCTACCAATTCTTTTAATTCATTAAATTCTTTTAGGACATTCTTATCACTAAAATTTGGACATATAATCATAATTATTTACCTTTACAGTTTTTATAAGCTTCATCGTTAAATTTCATATCTTGAACAGTATCAGTTCCAGTATTCATATCTGTAATTATATCTTGTACCTATTCATACTGAGTAATACCAGCATTTAATATAGAATCAAAGTATGGACTTTCTCCAAACACATCATCAGTTATTTCTGTAAAATTCAATACATCGTCACTTATTATAGTCTAAGTTCCATCTTCCATATCTACTTGCATATCTGATAACGTAACAGAATCATCTTGTCCTACCGTTATTGTAGAAATTTGTTCGTCTACTTCTCCATAAATAGTAGAAGACTAAGTATCTTCTGTATTATGTATTTCATTAGATGCTTCTAAATCTGAACCTACTGTTGTAACTTCTGGCTCTTCAAAGCTAACTATTTCTTGTTTTTCTACAGTATTAATTACTATAGCATCTGAAGATTCATACACTAAAGTGGTATGATTTTTATTTGTCACAGGTTCAAAAAATTTCTAGACTAATTGTTCTATTTGTCCATTGTTCCAAATAGCTTCTTTAGGTAAAGCGTTTTCTTCAAATGCAGATTGTTCCCCAGATTGTTTTTGATATTCATAGTAAACTTTTCTATCATCTTTAGTACCTAAAGCTGGTATAATTTTATATACAGATTGTTTTGTATTTTTTACTGGATCACCATTTTCATCAGTTTGATATACTGTTGCTACTTTCTGATACAATATATAACTATTGATGTCATTAGGATTAAGTTGAATCTTAATAAACGGTTGATTAGCTCTCCAACTACTAAATACTGCTGGTATTGGCTTAGATTCGGGTTTTATTTGAACTAGAGTACCATACTTATTATCATAATTACTTAACTGATATGGTTTAACTATTTTATCATTTCTATAAGCATTTCTAGCTATTTCTGTAAATAACTCTGTAAAGTTATTATTCTGCATGTTTTCAGAATTAAAACCAAAATAATCCATACCTACTAATTTATCATTATTAAGTATTTCTATAGCAGCTTTAATTGCATCTGAATAACCTTTTTGTTTCTTCCAAGCAGTAGTTATTACATCGAAGAATGAATCAGTACTTCTATTATCGAAACTAGTTAAGTAAGCATATACACCCAATCTATTAGCAAACTTTCTTATACCTTCATCTTCACAGTCTAGTAGATCTTGATATGCTGACAATAATCTGTTTTCATAAGTAGCAGTATTAGTTAAAGCGTTATCTGCTGTTACTATTCTATCATATTTCTAGTTAGTACCATCAGATGCATATTCTTGTAGATAGTTAAGTAACTCATTCTTAATATGACCATTGAACGCAATTGCTGGTAAATCATTACGTTTTCTTAAATCATTTTTAATCTAAGTTAACCTTTTAGCTATACTTTTAGGTCCTCTTAACATATTAAGGAATTTCTTATCGCTAATATTAAAGTCCTCAACTGCATTCACTACAGCTTTAGTTCTTAGTGAGGTAGTTAATATTTTTGATAATTCAGCTACAGTGTTTTTATCTGAAGAATTACCTAAAAAGAAGTCACATGCAGCATTAAATATTGTCTTATATCCTTTTGTAGCTTCTATGACCTGTCCGCTTAATAATATTCTAGGAGTATTTATACCAGCATCTAGTTTCTACTTAAGGAATGTAGAAGATAAGTAATAGTTTATAGGTTTTTCTATGTTATCAGCTCCATTTATATAGAACCTACTTTGATAATTATCTATATATCTATTTAATCTACGTTTGAAATTTAACTGTAACGGTAAGGTATTACCAAATTTCTTAGTATCAATCTATGATAATTGAACTAAATTTGATAAAACTTCTGTATCTGAAGACAAATCTTGATAAGCTCTAATAGATATGACTTGTTGATATAATCCATTGACTTCTTTTGGTTTTTTTAACGCTTCAGATGCTACTTTCTTATCAAACACATCATTATAATTGACCTCAACAGCATCATATCCTTCTATAGATGGAAGTGAATATTCACTAGCTAAACTATTATAATACTGTGCATACTTTGCTTTATTAGAATCACTATCATCTAATGATACAATCGCTGCTCTCAAAGAAGTCATATATTCTTTAGCTATAGATTTAAGTTTATCTCTTTCAGTTATTCCTTTTTCTGCACCTATTATACCTTTACTTTCTAACATTTCCTTAGTAAACCTACGCAATGCAGGTTGTGCTAAGAAGTAGAAAGTATTCTCACCTTTACCACCTCTGATAAGTAAAGAGGTCATATTATAAGTAATGGAGTTTACGTTCAAAGCCATAATATATGGATCCTTTGCAACGTCCACGTGAGCATTGATCAATGCTGACAACCAGTCCATAATACGTTGATTATCTTCTCCATATACCTAATCTAATTGACCTAAATTATATCTATTAGCGTTAGAATAATTGATACATAAGTGAGTAAATTGAGTTAATGCATGATTAGTAGAGTTAAGTGCAAATGGAGCAATACCAGCTTTACCACCAGTATACTCTGTCTTTCTAGAAAGCTAGAAAGAAGGAGCTAATTCATACATAGGATTTACTTCTACAGTATTTTTTGGTTGAACTATTGGAAGAATCTGCTTTTGAAGAATCTTTGTTAATGTATCAATAGAAGCTCTAGTTTCAGCAATATTGGTAAAGTCAGTCAGTACTAATGAGTAATTATCTAGCAACTTATTAACGTAACCTTGTTCCGATTTTTCGTCAGAACTTACTCTTTTACCATCTTTATATGTATATGTAGCTAGATAAAGTTTATCAACGTCGAAGTCAGAACCAGTCATAGCTGTAAATTCTTCCGGAACTATGATTGTATCACCAATAGTAGTTGGCATAATATCAGCTACTTGGAATGAGAACATGGAAGACAAACCCTGTGTAGGAATACGATATCCTATACCATAAGGTTTAGATTCTACTTCTACACCGTCTACCATTCTACTACCTATTATACCATTATCAATTAACCATTTGCGTTTACTATAAAAACTTGCACTTTTAAGTTCTTCTGGTAATATATCTCTAAAGAAGTTTTCACTAAGTATAACTTGCATATGACCTTCTTTAGCTAAGAATTTTAATTTCTTTCCTTGATTAAAAGCTGAACCTAATTCTGCATCAGTTTTTACACTTCTACCAACAGCTTCATATGCAAATGAAGACATCTGAATAGCAGAACCACCGGGAGTATTTACATCTACTACTGCTTTATTGACAAAAGAAGTTATCTTAGTTTGAATCCAATCTCTAATACTTTGAGCTTCAATTGGTACTATAATATTTCCATTTTCATCAACTGTTAAATTGGCAATTATTTCAGCAGACATACCTGAATTTGTAGCCTATCTCTAAAGATAATTTACTATTTTGCGATTATCTACTTTGCCGTTAGTAAAGAACTCTTTTCTTATTTTATTCTAACCTATTCTGGATAGTGAGTTAATAGCATCCATAATGTTCTTCTTAATTTCAGAACCTTTTACAGCTAATCCTTTATTTTCTCCATAAGTACGAGTATCTACTACATTAGCAAAACCAATTTTAATAGCTTGTGTACCAAATGATCTTTCAAGGTGTTCGTGTGGATCAGTATTTAACTGTAATCTGATTTGAGTTAAATCCTAAGTATATGTTGCCAATCCTTTACCAGAAATGCCGTCTATATCACTATTAGATGTTAATTCAGATAAGTTTACTTTACCATCTTTATAGAAGGATAACTTCTTTCTACCACCAACTTTAATAGCTGATTCAAACGCTACCATATCTATATAACCTTTACTAGCATCATTCATACGATCGTATAAATATTTATTATCAGCTTTAGCAAAAGTCTTAAATAGCGGGAACAAAGCCATCTTATCGAACGTATTTACATTCATACCAAGAGTCTAATCAAAGTGATCACCAAAGTAAACCATTTTAAGAGGTTGTGTAATAGCTTTAATTGCTTTTTGATACTTCTCAGTATCACTCAACCAGCTATCATCAGACTCCATAATGTTATAGGCTTCTTCGATTTCAGGACTCCATTCTCCTAAAGACTTCATCAATCTCTTATAGAATTCTGGTCTGATGTAAACAGCAGCATCTGCTTGATTAATTTCTCCGTCAGCATATGGTTTAGCGCTATTTTTAGCTTGTTGTTCAATAAACTTAATAGCATCTGGATTCTTTTTACGTAATCTACCTAATGTACTTTCTATAGCATGATCGTCCTTAACAGCATTTAATGCTTGCTAATCAGTAACACCAAACTCTTTTTGGAACATATCCTTTATTAAGGATTTTCTAAACATACTATATAATGTATCATATACTGTAGATCCTATTTCATTATCTGATAACTATAATACTTGGAATTTAGAATCACTTCTATCTTCCTAATCCTTAGTATCTCCCCATTTAGTTCTCAAGTTTGTTCCAGTAGACAGTACTGAAGATAGACGTTTAATTTTATCTACATCTCGACCAGTTATCATATAATAAGCAGAATAGCTTGATTTATCTCCATCTGGATCATGTTTATCTATCCAAGCTTCTAATGTTCTCTCATCTGATATAACAGGTACAAATGAATCATCATTAGGCTTATATATCATAAGTTCTTTTTGCCATTTATATAATGCAGGATCTCCAGTAAAACATTTCTCTATTTCTATAGTAGAAATAGCACTATTAATAGCATGTGAAGCTATAATAGAGTATATCACATCTGTTCCTTTATCTCTACTATCAGTTTTAGAACTTATTTTTTCAAATTCTTCTACAAAGTTTATAGGTATATATTTATTACTTAAGTCTTCACCTATCACACCTAGTTCTATAGCTTTTGATATTTCATTATTTACATAATCTACTAACAAATCATTGATAGCTTCTTTGATTACTGTATCGTTATCTAATGCCTATTTAATCACACTCAGAATATCTTGTATAGACTGTGAATCATTAGAATATTCAGCTTTAGCTAAAATTTCATTCAGATTATAAGTATCACCATTAATAGTTATCTTATTAAAATATCTAAATCTTCCACCATTACCATCAGCGAACTTACCTTTTTTACTACCATAGTAATTACCAACTGATAGATTGGGATTGTCTATAACACTTTGTTTAGTAGCAAAATACTTCTATATAGCATTATATTCGTCTCTTAAATATCCTTTGAATATATTTAAAGTTCTATCTGAGAATCTTCTCTTTTGATCCTAAAATATAACTCTAGTTATATCTCCGTTTTCATTGTATTCGTAATCAGTGATAGCTGTAGATGGTAAGAAATCCTTGACCATTTGAATACCACTTATAGTGTGCCATGTCTTTTTATCAGACATAGTAGGACAAAATAAGTGATTATTAAATCCAAATGTCATTTTAGATAAGTAATCCTCTATAGGAGATATACCAAAGTAATCACGATTAGTGTTTTGCAGATTCTCTTCTAAGTTTAGATAAGTATTTAATTTAATTAAATCAGCATTACTGTTTATAGATTGTAATAACAAAGAATTTGCAGAGTAAGGATTTTTGCCTAATAATTCTCTTTTACCGTTCAAATTATATTTCAACCATCTTATTTGGTCTGACATATAGTTATTCTCTGTAATGGGATATACTAGATTACCATCTGCTCCAGTAACACTAAATTCTTCTGGAGATGGGTGTGTTCTACCCCAAGCTATAGCCATTAGATTTATCTAAGCATCTGGTTTTCTACTAGTAAATATTCTATCAAATGTTCTAGCAGTTTCTCCACTTCTGGATTTTATACTACTTGTACCTCTAATTGCAGCTATGTTAATATTATTTAATATACTTTTAGTTAAAGAAGTACTAGCATTTGCAGATCTCCAGAAATTCTCAAATGATTGTATATTGGGCTAACCAGTTCCATTAGTAAGTAAATAGTCTAATGCTAAATCATCCATATTAATAGATAGATTATTACACATATCTATAAAGTTAGATCTAACTTTAATATAATCATCCAAAGTTTTATCTTTCTTTTTTAATACATTATCTATTAATATTTTATGTTTCCACACAGCAGAATGAAACTTATCTTGATTTATAGTTCTAGTACCATCTTCATTAACATCAATTAAATCTGACAAGAAGAACTATTGCGACCATTTCTTTGGTAATCTACTTATCTTTCTATATACATCAGAATTCTGAATTCTCCATTTTAATTTATTAGAATATTCTTGTGTAGCATATTCTATCTGTTCGTCAGATCCTCTCTACGTAAAAGGTATCTACTTTCTTTCTACAATTATAGCAGTTAAACTATTTTTTGCACTTTTAACTGTATTTAATATTTGAGTCTAAGTGACTTCATCAATAGGATCATCTTTTGAAGTTAACTTATTATATACAGTCATAAAGAACGGATCTACCTTACCAAGATTATAGCACTTATCTACTAGGTCTAAATAACTTTCAACATTCCACAGATTCTCTAATATCTTATTCCACACAACGTTAAAATCTTCAGATCTAGTAGTCATCAACAAGTCATCCTCCTCTTCTACTAAGTATTTATTACCTGTTTCTGGATCAAATTCATATTTAGTTTTAGGTATAGAATAAAAGAATAGTTTTGCTTTGAAAGCCACATTAGCTTTTTTACTTATTGTATAACTTTCTTTATCCCAAGTATTATCAGGATTATCTCCAAGTTCTCTTTCTTCTCTTTCTTGTTCTTCTGATTCTTCAGTATTCTTTTTAATAATACTAAAGTTTCTTAAGTAATCGTCTATTTGTTTCTTGAATACTTCTTTGTTGTTGATTACATCTTTGATAAGTTGCTCTTGAGATTCATCATACATTCCTAACTCTAAGTTAGTCGTTAGAATATCATCAAATATATCATTAATCTTCTTAGGTAAACTTTGTAAATCTTCAATACTGCTAATATTAAATGTATCCATTACTGTAGCATTTAAAGAATCTACTACCGCATAGAAAGTAGTAGCATCTGCTATAGATGCTATTTTCTTTAATTCTTTATCCTCTACTCCTGGAACATAATAGTATAATGCACCACCAAATCTTTTTTCAAAATCTTCTAATGTGGACTTAGATGGTTTATATTTTGAAAATTCTCCTTTGCGTATCTTATTGAATAAAGTTCTAACTAAATCTCCATTCCTAGTAATACCTAATACCTTAAGTATTACATTGAATAGTTTTTTAATTCTATATGCTATAGATGGCTTAGTTTCATTTAGCATATATTGTCTAAATTCTTCAGCAAGAGCTTCTTCTGCTTCTTGTTTAGAAGCATCTTTTAAATATGGATATTGTTTTACATAATCTTGATATACTTGTTCTCTAAGCTTATCATTTATTAATAACTAACTTACATAATGGAAACCTTCGTGGAATTCTACTCCTTGCCCAGATTGTTCTGATAAGAATATTCTAGCTGCTGCATCACCACTGAGTCTATCTATACATACTTTTAAAGCACCATATACTTGTGGAGCATTAGCCATTCTAAATACTGCTTCTGAAGTAACAATATCTGATTTGTCAATGCCCAGTTTGTCTTGCAACCACTACCTAGCTTCATCCACATTTAATTTACCTTCACCTTTTACTTGTGAAGTTAAACCCCTTTTAGCTAATCTCTGAGCAGCTTGCAATTTACCATTTCTACGAATTACTTGCCATTTACCAGTTTTATATTTATATTGAGGAGAATTAGCTTTCATCCAATCTTTAATCTATTCTTCAGACCAATTCTCATCAGTAGAAACATATTCTATTTGAGATTTAGATTCTGACTGTTTTGATTCAATACTAGATGTAAACTACTATATATATGGTATTGGGTTTTTTATTAACTATTCAGTTCGGAAACTTTCAACACCATCTACTTCATAGCGCATATGTGCTGAGTACTAACCGTTTTTATTATAAATCTTAACAATACCAACTTTAGTATTATTAGGCATATAAACTTCTGTAAATTCCTCTAAAAATGAAATAGGTACTGGAATAAATGCTCCGTATAGTTGATCGCCATCTTTATATCGTTCTATTTTAGTAATTATTGTACCATCTTCTTTTTTTTCATCAGATAGTTTTACTTGAGATTTAGTCAAACGTGCTGATTTACTATGCTAAACTTTTTCCGTGTGTATAGATTGATTTGCTAGTTCTGTTTCGGTAACTTGTGGTACAGCTACTCCATCTGTATATATGAAAGGAGCTCTATATATAGTATCACCTAAGTCTGTTTCAATTTTACCAGTGTTAATTAACCAAGTAAGTAAAGACACTGGTCCTTCATCAGTACCTATTCCTAAGTCTTCTCTAGTAAAAGCTAATTGCTCTAAACCTGCTATCTTAAATTGTTTAGCATTTGGATACTATTTAAAGTAAGAAGTGGCTAGTCTAACAATACTATTTGGTATAGGTTCCAATAAAGCATACTTATCTGTATTCCAATGCAGATCTTTAGCTATTTTTCTTATAGCTAATTTATGCTGAGATTCTGAAGCTCTGCTAGGATCAAATTCTACTTTTATGTGTCTACCATTAGAATTTCTTACAGCAAATTGTATATGCGTATTACCTTCTTCAGGATGATAATACAACATTTTATCCATTAGAAATGGATATTTTTCTCCAACTTCATCACCAATAATGGTTTTGGAACCATTATTAACAATAATATCAAGCACATCTTGCTCAGCTCCACCAAGTTTTACTTTACCAATTAATAACTTATATGCTAATTCAGCTAAAGAATTAACCTTACCGTCTTTTCCCAATTCAACTTCATCTCCATAAATATCATAATCTAATTTATGTATAGACAATTGAATAGGAGCTATAGAACCATTAGGTGTTTGTTCTGCTTTTGGGAATATATATAATGCTCCAGATTTACCAACACCATTACCAGCTAATTCGTCATTGGACCCTAATTTGCGAATTACAAAAGTTTCAGTAACAAAGTCTTTTACAGAACCAGTACCATAACCAATTTGCAATTCCTTTACTTGTTGGTCTAACTTTCTTACGTTATTTTGTTCTAATCCAAAGTCATTAACTTCTGTAAGTTTACGTCTTACAGGAGCTCCTTCTGGAGATTTTTGGTTATTAAATTCTCCATTACTTATTCTTAATTTAGCTGGTTTAACAGACTTTATAATAGTAGTAGGTATAGTTTTATTACTACCAAGGTAAGAATTTACTATCTGTTGCCTAATTTCTATTAACTTTTCTTTCTGCTTTTGTAACTATTGAACTTGTTCAGAATTATAATTACCAGATGCTATTTCTTTATCTACATAATCTGGAGTTCTTAGAGAAGCTATCATTACTCCATCAGTATCTTCTAATACTAAGTGAATAGCTTGCATATATGGAGAAGTGTCTCCGTATCTATGGTTAGTTACTATATAATAAGCATTTACAGAATTTATCCAACCGTTCTTTAAAAGTCTTTTAGATAATTCTTTTCCTGGTAATACAGGTATTACTTCTCCTTTACTATTAGTAAAAGTAATAGGTTTACCATTCACAGTAATATTCATTGGAGATGTAGCATCTGGTTGGAAGAAAAACGTGTTAGAAACATGTTTTACTTTCTATACCTTTCTATTACTCAATGCATCAGAGTTATTAGTAACAGTTTCAGGTTTCATATTAGCGTAGCCAGTTTCTCCATATACTTCAGTAGAAGTATCTTCTAGCATTTGAGCTTCTGCTGCCAATACTTCATCAGATATAAAAGTAGTTCCATCATTTACATATATACCTCCATCAACTATAGTTATAGTAGGAGCATCCTGAGCAGGCTTGCTGTCTTCTACTTGAGTTGGAGTTGGTGGTACTGGATTACTTTTATCTTTTGTATTAGTGTTCTGTTCTTCATTTGCTTCTTGAGCATCTGTAGCTACAGCAATTTCTGGTACTTCTTCAGATGTTTGTTCACTAACACCAGATACTTCATCAGGATTCTATAAAGTTCTGTTACGTATATCTTCCTATTCTAGCTCTTGTGGAGAAGGTGTGCTATCTTCTACGTGACTAACATCGTCTACCGTTACATCAACTTTTTCTTCTCTAGCTATAATATCCTGTACTTCTCTTTCAGGCTATTGTATCTATTCTTCTATAACTCTTTCTACTAGAACATCTTCGCTACTAGGTTCTATTTCTAACTGCCTGCCCTTTTGATTTAGTAAAGCTTGTTCTTCTTCTCTAAGAATATCATCTACATCTGTAGACATAGACTCTGGTATTACAGGTTCTGCCGTTTCTGTTTTAGTTTCTTGTACTACAGGCTGTTGTTGTACTCCTTCTTGTATTGGAGTTTCTGGTTTAACTTCTACTTTTTCTTGTTTCTTAGTAGTATCTTCAATAGCAGCTGCTGGATTTTCTATTACTCCCTCTTCTGGTAGTACTTCACCAGCTTCCTCTTTTTCTTTTCTAGCAACTTTTTCCTATCTAACTGATTTACTTAGATGTTCAGCAAATAACGAATTGGCTACAATTCTAGACGCACGTTCCTGATCAGCTAATTCTAGTAAATCATTATACTTCATCTGAGCTTGTTGATTATACTTAGATATAATAGATTTTCTACTAGGTTGAGGTTTACCTTCTCTTAGTGCTTTATCTGTATATTCTTGTATAATATTATCCTATTGCTCTTCAGATAAATCTTTGAACAAATATCCTTTGATATCCTAATATGATTCTGCTTTAAGTTTACCAGTAATATAAGCTGTGGCTTGATCTCTCAATCTATCTCTTACAGCTTTATTCATTACAAACGCTGTTACATAATTCTTTATCTATTCAGCATTTACTGGATCTTGAGCCTAATCTAAATTTTGTATACCGTATGTACTTACTATTTGTCGAACGTTTCTTTCTATTCTTTCTTTTTCTCTTTTAATGTAGTTTCTCATATTATTTATATTTCTGAGATCTACATCTAAACCAGTATCCTCTGATAACTGTTGTAAAGTTTTAGTTCTATTAGTAAGAGCTTTATACAAATCTGTTATAGCTTGATTCTATAATTTTAGATAAGTAATATCATATACAGCATTTGAATATTCATCAAAAGTAGGTAAAGTAGATAAAAAATCTTGTTCTATTTCGTCTGCATATTCTGGAGTAGCGTTCATTTTGTATTGATAATCTTCATCAGACTATCTTTTACTTTCAACAAATGCATCATAAGATTCTCTAGCTTTTTGTAGGAACACATCATCTTTATTAGTTTTACCTTGCTCTATTATCTTTTCTAACTCTTTGGCTACATCGTTAGTTGATTGCTCTGCCTCATTCAATCTATCTTTAATATGTAGATAGTTCTTAACTATTTTTCTATGCTCAGAGCTGCCTCTCTTAATACCTAAATCTTTTAAATTTTCATCAATAGATTTATTACGATATTCAGCCCACAGATTAGTAGCTAGATTTTTGTCTTCATCTATCATTTCATCTGTTACTCCAGGCTGTTTCAATTTTTTAGCAGACTCTAAATAATCTGTAACATAATTAATATCTTTACCAGCTTGTAAAGCATCGAGGAAGACATCCATTTTGTTATCCTGTTCAGCATTACTATATCCTTTAGCAATAAGTTTTTGTACTTCTTTATCTGAAGCATACTGTCTTACTGCATTTTTCAATTGTACTGCATTACCAGCAAATGGCATTACTAAACCTATGAATCCACCAATATCCATCGCCTTCTTTAATTCATCATCTGTATTTAGATAATTATCATTTGATAAACCAAAGTAAGCAAGATTGGCTTCATACCCAAGAAGACCAGCGTTGTATGCAGCAGATATAGGATTTATTCCTTTGTCTTTTAAATAGTCGTATTCTCCTCTTTGATATCTACTACCAACTACAGATTGAACACCTTCTTCACTACGTTCAGATACAAAATTAATAGCATTAGCTTTAGCGAATTTACCAATGTTTTCTAATAAATGTTTCCTAGTAATATTTTGTCCAGGTCTAGATGCTTTGTTCAGAATATTTTCCACCCCTCTGTCAATAGCTTTACCCAAACCAATCTGGTCTACTACACTTGGTATTTCATCTAAAGGTCTTTCTATACCTCTAGCTTTTGCTAATGCTTTACTAGCCTAATTCCATAATATTTTACCTCCATAGGAAAACGGCATACTTTGTAAATAATCTGAATAACTTAAAGCGTCATTCACATCTCTAACCATTTGTAAGCCATCAAAAGCATCGTTTCTGATTTCTTCAAAATCTTTTTGATCTGTAGTTAGACCTTGAGCTAAACCAGCTTGTAGTTTTTCATTTTTGTCCATCTAATCTACAGGATAACCTAACTCACCTAATCTAGGTTCCCAAGATTCTAATACTCTATTTACATCTGTCTTATTATCGTTAGCACTTTGCAATACTCTTTGCTGATAGTTGTCAAACACTTCACTAGCTGTTTCAGATTGCCTGTAATATTTAGCTAACCAAAGATTAAAAGCTGCTTCTCCTAAAGCAATTGCTGTAGCTGCTTGACCAACACCTGGAACAGCAGTTATAGCACCTCTAACAGCTAGACTTCTAGCTGCTTTATTAGCCAATATTGAAGTTCCTGTTTGTAAGAACATCATTTCTATTTCAGACAAAGAACTACCAATATGACCTAGATTATAAAACCAAGATTTAGGATCAGTAATAGATAACTCAGATTCATTTACTCTCTACTCAAATTCTTTAGTAAGAGCAGTAGGATCGTACAACCAATTACCTTTCTTTAAAGTATTCTATCTTTTTACTATCTTAGCTGTTTTATCTTCGTATTCATCATTAGCATCAGATAATACTTTCTAAATAGCGTCTAATCTTTCTTTATCAGACATTTGTTGCTATTTATTGTTCCATAAGAAATCTTGTTCTTCCTAGTTTAATGCATTATCTTCTAACGCTGTAGCTATATTATCTAGCGGATTTACGTTGAATATATTATTATCTTTAAAGTCATTTAGCAAAGCTTTAAAGTTTATAGCTATACTACCATTTACATTCGTAGGATCTGTATCGTAGAATAAATCTCTTAAGTACGGATTAGATTTAGCATACTCTTTTATATTAGGTTCTAACTAATTAACAGTTTGTACTGCCATTTTCTATTCATCTGTAAGTATATTATTAGAGATATTATCTACAATAGACTTAGCTTCTAAATAGTTTTGAGCTTCCTATATCTGTGGTATCCATTTAGATTCTGTTTCCATTAAATTGTCTTGTAATTTAGACAATCCAACACTAAGTCTTTCTTTTTGTATATACTGATATAATGGATTAGCATTATCTAATACATTAGTTATTAGTTTTCCAGTATTCCATACAATATCTTCAGCTAAAGATCTTTTATTATCTTTAGCTTCTTCTACTACTGGCACTTCTTGTTCTGTAGTAAATTCATTTATTCCATATGACTATGGTAGTTGCGATATATCAAACCCTTCGCTGTACGGAGTCATAGCTTCCCTCACTAGCTATTGTCCTAGTGAGGGGGAATTCAAATTAAATTTATTTTTCTTAGCCATTTTTTATGCGATTTTATTTTTCTTCTTCTTCGGCAGAATAACCAATTCCGTAAGCCTCTTGTTGTGTACTTGGGTATAATTCAGATCTGAATGAATCTGACATTGATAACTTCCACGCTTGCTGATCCAAGTATTCAGCGTTTAGCTTATCTTGTGGATTTGGAAGTTTATTTAGTAATTCTATCTGCCAATATACATCTTCTGTAGGACCGCTGTAAGATACTTTTCCATCCATATTATACTAACTAGTATAAGAAATAGGATTATATTCATCATTTTGTCTTCTAGCGCTTTTATATTTTTTTACTTCTTTTTCATCTTTAACTTCTCCGCTAAAAGTAGTATTCCCCTATAGATTATATATTCTTTTAGCTCCAGATATAACCATATCTGCGTCTGTTATACCTAACGCATCTAATTGACTTTGAGGTATAGCTACTGTAATTACCTAACTAGAATTAGGCTGTACTTGTCCATTTTTATTTACAGGTAAAGTAAGAATATTACCTCCCTATTGAAGAATAACGTTCGTTAGTTTACCATTTTTAAGAGCATCTCTAAACTTATTCTTTCCAGATTCTACGTGTTTATAACCAGCTATTTCAGATATAACATCTGTAGCTAAATCTAATTGTCTAGGATTAGCTATTACTCTATATTTACCTAATGGAGTAGTAACCGTTTCAGATGTAACACCTGGTATAGTAGTTTGTAACAAATCATTTACAGAAGCTATAGGAGATGGAGCTGCAAATCTATTCAAAATATCATTAGTAGCGTTTGATAAATCTATATTAGTTAATTTACCATCTGTAGCATATTCTTTAAATATTTCATTAAACAGTTTATTTGGTGTGTAACTATTAGATTCATTATATATTTTTCGTAATTGTTCCTTAAATATATTTGCAGATAGAGTATCATTTGATTCGACAGCTTTATTATATTGATCGATTAAAGAATTTATCTGATCTCTATATTTATTAGCTATGTAAGCTTGAGTTCCTAATTTAAATGCATCTCCACCAGTAGCTGCAATAGATTCTGTCAATCTAAATGGTTTTTGAGCAGTTTGTTGTCCTGTTCTAGCCCTCTTTAATCTATCTTCTTCGTATATCTTAGATAAAGGATTAAGTTCTCTATCTTCATATGCAAATTCTCTACCAGCTCTATATATACGACTAGCAAATAAAGCATTGGCTTGTTCTGGAGTATATCCTTGCTGTATTAATACTTGTATATGTTTCTGTGCTTCAGGAGTGTTATATATAGCAGAAATATTGTTAGCTATTTCTTGATCTGTTCTTTCAGATGAAACTCCTCTCCAATCATAAGCACCTTCTTGTCTAATAAATCCAGGCTTTAGATTATCAACATAAGGTTTTACTAAATCTACTTCTGACTTATAAGCTAATGGAGCAACATCATTAAATACTCCACTATCTAAAGTATTATAATTAGTAAAATCAACTTCATGCCATAAAGGATTATACTTACCAGACAGCATAAGTTGTTGATTTACTTTCTATCTCTAAAGTAATCCTTCTCTACTCTGTTGTAACTAACTTAGCTCATTATAAGGTCTAGTATTAATAAACGATTGTATTAAGGATCTACCTTCTGCTGTTTTAATCAAATCTGGATTAGCTGCTAATTTATTTACTACATCTTGTCCAGCTCCAACCGTTAAATCATACCATCTCTTAGTATCTACAGCTGATGGTGATCTAAACTCTGACCACTTAGTAAACTGATTACCTAAATCCTAATAAGCTTTATCTACTCTTTCGTTATTTGCTTTACCTATAGCATATAACTATTCAAAGGGTATTGGTGTATACTAACTAATATACTCACTTTCTATTGGTTTATCAAATCTATTCGTTGCCATTATCTTTTCAAATTATTATATAATTTAGTTAATTGATCTGATGTCATACCATATTCCAAATAAGGTAACATAGCTTCTAGTACAGCAGAGTCTCTTTTAGTTAAACGTTTATCTCTACTTATCTACTATATTCTTGTAGATAAATCACCAAATCCTTTTCTACGAATATTTCTAGTAGCTGCATCATTCTAAGCTTGTTCTACAGAAGCTAAATGTCTAGCATTAGCATACTATTGTCCCCATTGGTTAGCTATTTGAGCATTATTAAATGCCATTTGATTTTCAGCATTGTTCTTAGTAGCATAAGCATTAGCGATAGCTTTGTTCCTATTAACTGCCGACTGTAAACCAAATGCCATATTAGCTCCAGTGTTAGGATTAATATTAGCCATATTGTATCTAGCAATTCTATCACTTAGAGTAGCTTCTCTAAGTATAGGATCTATGTTATAATCAGTAGGACCATATACTGGATCATAAGTATATGTTTCTACTCTTTCAGGACTACCTGAGAATATATTACCAATAGGTCCAGCTAATGCAGCTATATTGTCTATTAGATCTAACCAGTTATTATCACTTGGAGTTTTCGGTTTTTTACTATTTGTACCATATATATTACCTACTGGAAGCTGCCCAGGATTACCAGTATAGTTAAAGTATTTACTACTTCTAGCATTAGCAGTATCTACATTACCAATAGAAGCATTAATATTATAAGGAATGCCTAATCTACTTGCCACTTCAGATGATGGTATATGTCTAGGTCCATTACTTTGATTAGATCTACTATCTACATATGCTTGACCAATCTTATGCCAATCGCCATACTTTCTGTCTGTCATTAAAGATCTAGCTTGTTCTACTGTAGGTATAACTCCTTTATTCTTACCTAAGTAAGTAGACATATCTCCATATTTACCACCATAGATATCTTTTACATCTTGGTCTGTGATACTATTGACCCAGTTTAAGTAATCTTGTGTATAGTTATTTTTATCTGAATCCCAGTATTTAAAGTCAGTCATATTTTGATTATATCCATATGGTTTAATACCTCTAGTACCATCTGCATAAGCAGCTGCATTCTTCTTTATTTTTTTACTTTTCAAAGCTTCTTGCTAATCTAATAATGCTTGATAAGCTATCTGATTATTTCTCTCATTTAGCATCTAACTATTTTCAGCATATATATTATTAGCCTTTTTGTTGTTTTTCTTCATTAACTTCTTTCCCATTTCTGCAAATGTTTTATTTGTTCCTGGAACTTTAATCTTATCACTCAATACTTGAGTTCCAACAGGTACATTTAATAAATTGGAATCCGTAGGTTTACCTTCTTCTGGTATAGAACCTATAGTTCCATCTGGTGTTCTCAACATTTCACCATCATCTAAGTAAGCCATAGTAGATGGTACTACACCACCTTTAGATAAACTTAATTCATTATATCCATTTTCTTGATAGTAATCAGCTGCTACTTGTTCAGACATTTGTCTAGCCTGAATACCATTTTTAATTCTACCAGCTTTATTACGTATATAACTTTTACTATGACCAAATAGACCAGCTATTCCTGATGGTAATTCATACTCACCAGTCTACTCATTAACAGAACCACCAGAACCTATACTTGAAGTAATACCACCAATAGCTCCACCTATTACTGCTCCCCAAGGTCCACCAATAGAAGCGCCCATTGCAGCTCCAGATCCTATGCCACCTATTACACCAGCTGCTGTAGGTTTCTATCCACTAGTAGCGTTACCTATCATACTACCTATAGCTCCAACTCCTTGTGTAACTACATTTGCTTTATCTACTCCACTCATGTTTCCCCAATTTGAAATAGCATCAGCGCCGAAAGCATATCGAGGAACTCTTTTTAATTTCTTATTTTTCATATTATAACATTGAATATCTATAAGTTGTTTTAATATACGGAAGCTTAAATTCTTTATTATCGTTGCAATCAAAAGTATAATTGCAAATCAAATATTTTCCTCTCATTCTTCCAGCGTAAGACATATTAGTCTATTGTTGTAAATCTGGTTTATCTTGTTTTTCTCTACTTATTGCAAATCTGTAATTATCCTCTCTAACTTCTATCTGATTATAATCTATTGGTTCAGTAACTTGTGTCTTAGTTTCAAAATGTATATCAGTTATTAAAGTAGGTTTTTCCTCATCTCCAACATCTTCAAATTCAGCTGAAAACCATTGATTATCAAATACCTTTGTGTATGCAATATCTTTATTCACTACAAATCTTATATAAGATATACGCTCTTCTTTTTCTTTGCTATCGTCTACATAATACATATTATGCAAGTAATAACAATTATTATCTTTAATAGTAATTAATCTAGTAGAGAAAGGGAAGAACCAGTTTGGATTATGAGTATAGAAAGAAGTAAATACATTTAATTGTTCATTAAATATTAAACATCTATCATATATTCTAAACCATACTTCATTATATTTCTTATCATAAAATGATACTGGATTTCTTCTGGCTGAATCTGGTAATCTATTTAAATATGTCTATACTTGTTTTACCTTAGATAATTCATTGAATCCGTTACCTAGCGAACATATTACATTTTTATCAAAATCGTGCCAATATAAAGTTGTTTCTGAATTAGTAATACTTTTATCATTTATAATACTACTACCATTTTGTGTAACTAAGTAATCATATCTTGTTAATATTCCACCTGTACCTAATACTAGTTCTCCAGCATTATTATCATTAATTAATGATCGGTCATTAACAGAAGCTATACCTACAGAACTATCCTAAAAGAAATACAATCTGTTTTTAAACACTTTTAAATTAGTAACAGGTCCATATGTACTATCTGTATCTAAATAATTAGCAAATTTAAATTTAGTCCAACTATCTGTCTATTCGTTAATAGACTTTACTTCAGAACACGTAATACGATTCATACTCTTTACGTTATCTTCAGCGTATATAGAACTTTGAATATAACCTTTAGCGGTATTAGTACTAGAATATGCTGAATTATATGTATACATAGGTTTTCCTTGAGTATAGTTTGTATTTAGTGCACCAGGTTCTGTTAAAAAATATATATTAGCCTCTCCAGTTTGAGCATTGCCAGTAGATACTGTTGTATCTTGAGAAAAATGTTCATCGTTTCTATAATGTAGATTTACACTAGATTCTAAAGGTATATAAGCTGCAACAAATCTCTTGAAACCGTTTCTATCATCTGGATCATTTCTAGTAAATAACAAAGTGTGCACATAATCTAATACACCCAAATATGTATCACCACCAAAACACATTGCTGTATCATATCCTTCCCAAGATGTTTTAACATAAGTGTTAGTACTATAATAAGTAGAATAACTTCTACTTATAAATGTGTTACCACCATACTGAGTAGCACTTTTTTTTATGTTAACGAAAAGCACAGAATTATATCTAAACTTTCTCAGCATTGGCGTTGTACGTATACCAGTAAAACCTCCGGAGTATACATCTGGAGCACTAATAGCTAAACATACCCCATGTGGTCCAAGAGCTTCATTAGAACCAATACTATAATTGATAAACCCAAATCTATCTATATAGTTTACTATCTATTTAGCATCAAAAGCTTCTTGATAAGGAGAAATATTAGTTGGTTTAGTAACATCTTTTATAGGAAAAGATTGACGCAAATTAGAATTGTCTTTATGAGCATAGTTCTTACCAAACATCTAATAATATTTACATACCCCTCCACTAAGTCTGCCGTCATTCTACTCAAACCCGTCAAATACTCCAGATTCTAATTTAATAGCCGGTCGATCTCCATCATAATCCGATCCTTCTACTACACCACCAAATGAATTTTCAGTCTAATTGTTATCATTTCTACCTAACACTTTTGTGAAAGGTATTCCTAGTCTGTGATGTTTATATCTATTATCATCACAATATGTAGCGGAATGAGCACAATATAATGGAACTATATTCATATTACTAGTAACAATAGAATCTGAATTTTCTTTATTAAAACATATATCAGCTGTTACTAAATCAAATATACCGTTAACGTCCATTGGGTTTATAGCTTGAGTATCTTGCTATACCATTTTGTTATCATATATATGATATATTCCTTGTGCAAACGGTGATACGGTAGTGTCTGTAAATGTTGGCATAATAGTAGGTCTTCTATCTATGCTACCAATAGAATATTCAGCTCTATAATCTTCAGTATTATTCTACCACCCATTGAATCTAATAGTTTTGTTTAGTAATCCCTAAGTAACTACAGTTCTATCTGCTAATGTTCTGTCGCATCTTACTATTTCATAAGCTACTACATCTATAGGAAGATTCTATACATAAAATACTATACCTAGCGGATGAGATATTAATTCATAATTACCAGTTCCATCAACTGTATCAGCAAAAGTAAATGGTTCATATCCTTCAATATCACCAGATGGAAATCTAATATCTCCGATCCAATGTACAGGAGATGGTATATTTTTCTAATTATAAAATACTATTCCAAATCTATATACTTCGTCTCTCTAATACCCTAAAAAATTAGATACGTAAAATGGATCACTGTAATTTCTTATTCTAGATGTATTATCATTATTATAGATATATACAGTTTGACCATTCTCTGGACATTTTAACTTAATAGTAGCGTCTACTCTTTTAGATGCAGATAATTCCATATTATAAGCTAATAATTTATTACCTTCTTCATCTACAGATGGAGCATTGTCAGATTCTATTAAGTCTGTAGTAACAAATCTATAACTTATATTTACTCCTTTGCCACCTCTAACGGTTCTACTATCATCATAGCCGTAAGCATATTCTTCAGTTTCATTATTTGGATATACTATTTGACTATTCATAGGATTAATACAGTCGTGTTCTTCTGGTATAATAAAGTCGTTACCTTGACCCAATAACTAATCAAAAGTTAAAGTTAAAGAATTTTCAGTTATACTAGAATTTAGCTATATTGTTCCATTTTTATTGCACCTATATGCCCTAGCATCGTAAGCTACATCCCATGTTATTTCTTGTAAGTTTGAAGCAAATAACCTATTATTCATTTTAGCTATACTCTTAGCATTAAATTCAAACGGAATTATATTGTTAAACTCTTCAATTGATAACTCATTAATATAATTCTTACCAATATCATTATATGTAAAAGTAATGGTAGGATTATCAGATTTGGGCAAATCTAATTCATTTATAATGTATATTTTTGGTACTTGATTTTTATTAGTGTACTGTATTCCAATTATTCTAATTCTTTCAAATCTACCGTCATTAAATAATGTAGCTGACAATAGACACCCTTTGTCTGTACTTTCGTCTTTATTGTTTCCATTAAAGTTTTTAGATGAATTAGTGTTACTAGAAGATACAGGTATCATAGAACTGAGTGATGAAGTTGTAGTTTCACCGCCATGCACATTGAATAGCTAATAACAATACTGTACCATACCTGCTGGCAAATTACCAGAAGTCCATTCAATAAACTTAAATGGGGCAATAGTAGAACTTGGTAACAGATCAAAGTATGTACTATCTGTTATTGGACTAGTCTTACTTGTATTATATTTCTTCTATATATTAATGCATTTGATAGAAGTATTACCGTCAGATATATATACTTTACTAACATTATTAGACTCAAAATTAGTAACAATGGATACGTTGTCTGTAATATTTAATTGTGCAGATACTATTAGAGTCCAAGTTGGACTGATACTATTAAAATCAGTTACTATCCAAAGATTATTAATTCTATTTTGTTCATACAATTCTTTAGTAAATACTATTCCACATTCTTCTACTTTTTCTTTATCTGTATTATACCATCTACTAACAGCCGTACCTAGTATATTTTCAGAGATTTCTAAACCTCCTAAATATTGTCTAATATCTTCTATATTCTATAGAATTCCAGTAGTTCCGGCATTATCTGTTAACAATCTAACATTCTATGCCCATCTATACTACTTGTCAGATAACATAGTAATATCAGAATCTAGATTCATTCCTTCGAGGAATGTATTTACTTGGCTATTTATCTCCATAATCTATTATAATTCTAATTATAAATTTCTTGTATATCACCAGTAGTACTAAAGAAAGTACGTTCTTCATCTATCTCTGGGACTAATGTATTCCATGTGTACTTAATATTAGTTAATTCATCTTGATTAGGCATCAAAGATTCAGCATATGCTTGCTTTCTATAGAAGTTATAAGAATTCTTAGCATCTATCCATAACTATCTGTGTACTTCTCCTTTTATATACTTAATATAAAGAATCTTTTGTGCACAATACCAAAAGCAAGCTTCAAAGTAAGACTATACATCTGGCATCATCGGCATGCCATCTTCGTCAGTATAGATAGCATGGTATGAGATTTTCGCATATCCTTCTGGAACGTTTGAGATGAGATATCCTGGTTTAACATCATATTGTGGCGTATAACTGAAATTAGTACCATTAAAACTAGTGTGCTGTAATCTACCATTTTTGCTACAAACTGTATAATTATTAATTAATGCACTAAGTGTCTATCTAGTATTAGTATCTTTATTAAGTATTTCTAATGCGTCTTTATCTTTAGTAATATTGTGAAGATTCTTTACCAATGGTATTAATACATCATCGTGTACAATCATATTACAACAATCACAGTTATCTTTTCTGTCATAGACGCTGAATGTACCTGTACTCTTTTTCATAGGTATCCAACCACCACAATCACATGTAGAGTAAGCTACACTATTCAATCTTTCTAAGTCACATGGTAACTTAGCCTAATAACCATTGATAGGTATTACTTCTACTTTATGATCTAGTTGATTAACAGAACCTATATTCATTAAACTTTCACCTATCCATTGCATGCAGTCTGTTATCGGAAATTCAGATTCACTAAGCTGTAAATCAGATATTACTTTCGCTAATACAGCCTTACTACTTACCATTTTGTATATCATATTTGTATCTCCATTTATAACCGTAAGCTGTTTTGCGCTTACCAGTACAACAATCTTTTACACCAACTCTCCTATTATTTCCTCCAACAGATATACCGGCAGCGGTCACAGATTCAAACTCTTCTATTATATTATCATTTAAATCAAGCTTATATACAGGTTTTCTTTGTATTTTATTCCATTCACTATTTTTAGAGGAAATAGACTTTTTTAATCTAGATTCTATAGTCCAAACTCTGTTTCTATTAGATTCTGCTATCTTTTTTCTACCTTCTTCTGACATCTAAGGCTATATATGAGTAACACCTCTAGTAGTTCCTGCACACTTACATATATTATAATCTCCAAAAGCATCAATATATTTTTGTTCTATACAAAGTAGCGTATCAACAATATCTTCACAACGTTCTAATATTATGAATCCGAAATGTTTGCAACCGTATTTATTGAAAGCTCTTTGAAGTATAACATTTGGGTGTTTCTATTTAGACAACAAGTTGTAGTGCTGTCTAAATCTTTTTCTTAAACTGCTAGTAGATCCTATATATTTTTTATTATTTAACAGATTGACAATAGCATACACACCAGGACTATCAGTAAACTAGTATTGACCATTGCATTCAAATTTAAATGTGTCCATATTAAACCTCCTAATAATCATGAATATTGTTTTTGATTATGTTAGCTAAATTTCTCTTATTTGCTCTAGTAAGTACAATCTAATACTTACTTTTATTAGACACTAGCATATCCTATTTATTCCAGTAAAGTCTGTACTTATAGAATCCTGAGTGTTCGTTAAGTAAATAAGTAAGTTTACCTAATTCTTTTGTAGCTTTATAATCTATTCTAAGACTTCTACCATCTAAATGTTTAGGCTGTTTCTTTACTATTTGAATACTACCCATTCTATAAGGTAATTTAACTTCTTTACTTTCTTCTAATAACTAATCTCTTAAGTGATAAAAATAGTCTGTTACTATCTTTCTATAAGTAGTATAATCTATATCATATACTGTATCTGGTTCTATACTACTTAAGTAATGATTATAGAATGAAGGTATAGTATAAGAAACTGTTTTGTTAGCTGATTTATTCAATTCATTCATCGTCTTATACTTCTATTAACATTCTAATTCATCACATTCTAAGTATCATCTTTACTATCATTAGTAGTATCAGATACTTGCTATCTCATAGTTAAGAAATCCTTAGTAAAGATTAACTACTTAACTGTTCCCCACATATAAGCTGGTAAAGGATATTCATCCTTATCAGGATTGTAACATAGTTTATCTTCAGTAGGATCTTCAGCAATTATTTCTACATCAATATATTCTAGTTGATTAGCATCACCTTCTACATATATCCTATTACCTTTAACATATGCAATATAATCTTTGCAAGTGTACTTTCTATATCTCTAGAATTTCATCTTAGTTTCAGAACCTAATTGAATAATGTTTCCATAGGCATCCTTTACTGTTATTACTGAAGTAGTAAGTTTAGCACCAAGTAAAGTAGGCAATTCTTTACCCCCTTGGTATTCTACATGACCTGGGTCTTCTTCTATTTTATCCAAATGCATGCGTATAGTCTAATAGAAGATCTAATCTAATTGTTCTCCCTTATCTAACTTCTGTTTTAATAAGTAAGCTCGATAAGTTTTAATCCACAATTCTATCTAGTACCTACTGAGTTTTTCACTCTCAGTAATCTAGTTATTTCTAGCTTCTAATAGAACATCATCAATGAGCTCATTTAATGTCATATCTATATATTTAAATTATAATTATAATAGTATTTAAACGCATTTTAAGGCTACCTGTGCTATTTTAATATATTTAGGTTACATTAGTGAAGTATAACTAATAGCTGTTTCTATAAGTACATATAATAAAAAAGGTAGACTTTTTAGTCTACCTTAAATATCTTTTATTTCATCTATGGAGCTGGTACATTAGGCATAGGTGGCATTGGTGGTTTTGGGAATCCTCCCATAAACATTTTCTTAGCATCTTCTATCATCTTCCTAATATCAGCTACATCATTCTTTAAATCATTTATTTCTTTACTATTATCAACAGTATTAGTTATTGTAGGAATTTCTACTTGTGCTTCTAGTTGATCTAGAATATCTTTACACTTCTCCATTTCTTCATCGTACTTACTTGCTGCTTCTTTTTTAGCTTTGAACTCGTTGTAGTTCTATCTAACCATATTAGCTATTTCTTCTTTGTTGGTAGCAACAGTAAGTCCTATAGAAGTATCATTAATTATTGAACGTTCAGCAGGTACTGATAGTTTCTTAGATTCTCCATTACAACTAATAAATACATCGACTAACTTACGTCTGTTCTATCCTGGTATTGGAAACTAACCTTGAGGCAAAGCTTCATCATAAGGATTTGAAACCTAGGTAATAGAACCAAGACTATAAACAGTAGTCTTTTTAAAAGTTCCTAGAACTTCCAATACGTGCACGTGATCTCCTATTTTTAATTGACTAAATAACATAATTGAATTGGTTTTAGTAGGGCTACCTTTTACGGTAGCCCTAAGTTTTTATTAAGCAGCAGCTGGTGCTACAATATGATTTACAGTCTGAAATACTCCAGTACGTTTATCATAGTATATTAGATATTTATTACCCGTTGAAATTTCTTCTGTTGGCATCTAATCACCAGAACCGTTTAGTAATGCTTTACCACTATTAGTATTTACACTAGTCGGATTAGATGATACCTAACTAGAACTAACAGAAGTAGCTACAGATACTAATGATCCTTCTGTTGCACCAGTAGCGGTATGGTTAATATTTAACAATATTAAACCTCTGCATGGTAATTGTCTCCATTGAAATGGACATATTCCATAAGTAACAGTATTGTTAGTAGTATCTACATTAGAGAATATAGTATCTAATGTTGGTATACCACCTTGATCAATACGTCTTACACGATAAGGGTTAAAGAAAGGATTAAACATAATTACCTCCTTTCTTATTAGCAACTACAACCGCAACCGTCGTTATATCCGTATCCGTAACCAGTGAATCCACCGTTACATCCGAATGGGTTACAAGTTAAGTAAGCAGGTACTGGACACGGACGCAACTGATTTACTATATTAGCAGTTTGAGCAGATTGAGACAGACCTAATTCAAGAGCTGACTTCTCAGCACGCAATGTGTCAATCTTATTCTGCATTTCACGCATTTCAAGTTGACAGAATTTATCGTTAATCATTTGAGTCTGCGCATCTATCTTAGCACCAATTACATTAAACTTACTAGCATTATCTGTCATTAAGTTATTGAAACCACCAGTGATTGCATTCTGCAAAGTATTAGTTTGCTGACAGATAGACAGTCTATTGTCTGCATTCATTTGAGTCAAGTTCAAATTAACAGAGTCAATTGAACGTTGAGTCTGGCAGCAGCAGTTAGCTAATTGAGAAGCCAAGTTAGCATTACCAGAAGTAATAGCATTAATTACTTCACAGCTAGCTAATTTAGTATCACAAGCAATCTGACTTACGCTAGTATTAATAGTATTTAAAGCTGTCTGTACAGCGTTAATATCACAACTCAAAGTATTAGACAAAGTGCTTATTGCATCTTTGTTACCTTGAATAGCCTGCATTAACAGACTTGTATTAGTATCAGTATTTAACTGAGAAGCAAGACGACTAGCATCATCACTACCTCTACCAAAACCGTTACCTCCAAAACCGCCCCAGCAGAAGAAGATTAGGATGATCCAAATCCACCACCAACCGCCGTTTCCACCGAAACCGCCGTTGTTCATCATAGCCATAAGAGCAGCAGGGTCCATATTACCTTTGTTTGCATTCTGCAAAAACGATACTCATGCTCTTCATCTTCATCGTCTTCAAGCATTAACATCGTCTTAGCTTCTTTGCGCAATTTATCACACATAATATAGCAATAGTAATACCACATCTTTCCTTCTTCTATGTCTTTATCATTCAACCAAGCTTTTGCTAGTTCTACAAAGTACTTAATGTGATCACTGCTTGTCATAGTAACAACTGCACGATAATAGTCTGAACGTATCATATTGAGAGCAACGTACCAATCATACTTGTTGTATTTCTCACCTTTCAGATTGATTCCGTACTGGTTAGCGATTGAAGTAGTTTCTTCTAAACTCCAATGTTCTCCACGAGAGCCATCTTCGTTTTCCATCTTTGAGACTGCTTTTAGTGCACATTCTTCATTAAAGTGTGGACCATACATAGCCTCATGACGCTCTATTTTCAGTCTTTCTCTCATTGCATTAATTGATTTAATTATTCGACTTATAAAGTTCATTTTGATAAATCTATTATTCTAGTATTTTCTACATTGATTAACTTGTTACTGTTATCAATTTGGTACTTATAAATAGTTCGTTTTTTAAAATCAAAGTGAAGGAGTCGCTAGAACCAATTCTTATAATTACGCTTATATTCTTTTTTAGTATGAATAAATAGTGATTGTGTATTGCGAATGTCGATACTATGTGTTAGGAGCGTATCTCTTTTATTTATTATGATTGATGTCAAGTTGTTTGGTTTGATTTCCACTTTAAAGTCAGTTGATCTAACTACTATTGTAGTATCGTGTACTACTTTCTACTCCTATATCTGTATCTATTTCAACTCCTTCTCTTTGATTTTCAATTTCTTTACTGTAGCCTGTACTTCTTGTATCAAGCTATCTTTGGTTTCTTTAAATTCATCCAGAGTAAGCTATAGAACTCTATTATCATTCTTCTACTATGTTGCTAGCTATTCATAGTAAAGATAGTTATTAGTTACTCTATCTAGTTCTCTATTCTTCTTATCTAGCTAGTTATTCTAATAAAAACAAATGGCAGCGAGAATCATAATGATAATCACTGCCATTGCTTTGTAATTTCTTTTAAACCAACCGATAATGTTACTTGTTAATCTTTTTGCTAGACTTATCAGTATTGGTATCATTTGTAATAGTATTTTGTTCTTCTAAGATGTCTGTTATATCTACATCTAAATATTTTTCTGCTTTCGACTTTATAATCTTTGTGAAGAGTCTTGTGACTAATGAATTAGGTTTTAATGCTTTCCTAGATTCTAATAATGATATTATTTCTGCAAAACATACTGCTCCTGCTGCAACTTTAGCTAACACCAGATCAGCATATGTCATAAATATAAACTTATCTAATAACGTAAACCCAGCTATCATTACAGCTGCAAATCCTAGTTTCTCAATAGTAGACCAGAACTTACCAGATTCAAAGTAACTATTATTGGTTACTTGTCTACATACTTTATATCCATAGATTAAGTCTAATATTATGAATAGAAATGACACACCTATTAATGGTGCAGCTGGTGCTAGTATAGTCGCTATACCTGTTAGCCAACCTACTATAGATTGATATCCATTAGCAAATATACGTCTTGCAAGATTCATTATATATAAACTTCTACTCAACACAACTTAAAATAATTTTATCTGAAATAAAAATGCTAGTCAATATTTATTACTGCTAGCATATGTTAAAGTCTCTGCGATTATATAACTATAACGTACTCATTATTCGTATGTTCTATTCCCCTTACGTATATCCAAGTAATCTAATAGCTCTTTATGTTTAATAGTTTTATTAAGTAAAGAATAACAGTTAGCATGTTTAAACCATCCTATATAGCTAGCCATTTTTCTTCTGTAATATTTGTAGTTAGTACTCCTTTTATTTAGTTTAGCATTCTTCTTACAGTATCTTTTCTTTAATGCTTTTCTAACTAAAGTAAAGTTGTGATATATTTTATATCCAACAAAATCTATACTTCTACTTTCTACTGGGAATACCTGATAATTATTCTTTAACTATAGTTTTAAGTTATCTTTTAAATACTACTTTATATCTCTAAGTAATGTCTACAAAGACTCTTTATCTTTATAAAGTATTACTATATCATCTGCATATCTATAATAGTACTTTATATTTTTATCTTCTTTAACCCAATGATCAAAGTAAGATAGATACAGATTAGCAAAGAACTAAGATAAGTAATTACCAATAGGTACTCCATGTGATGAATCTATTATTTCATCTAGTAACTATAATAGTTCCCTATCTGATACTTTTATTCTAATTATCTATTTTAATATATCATGATCTACTGAAGGATAAAACTTTCTAATATCTATTTTAAGACAGTATTTAGTATTCTCTCTATCTTTTAGATCATGCTATATCTACTTAAGAACTTTGTGAATTCCTCTTTTCTTGATACAACTATAAGTCTAAGGTATCATCTAATTAATCCACAAAGGTTCCATTATATTCATAATGGCGTGATGTACTATACGATCTGGAAAGTAAGGTAGTTTAAATATTATTCTTTCTTTAGGTTCATATAACTTAAAAGTAAAATATTCAGAAGTTTTATAAGTATGATTGATTAACATATCTTGTATCTACTTACAAAATCCTTCTATATCTTCATCTACTTTTTTTACATCATCTCTGTGAGTTTTATTCTTTCTAGCATTGTGGTGAGCTAGTTTTATATTTTCTAAATCTGTTATCTTCTAATATAAATTCTTAAATTTCTTCATAGTCTGAAATTACAAAGAGCTTTCGATATTTCACTACTAACCCTTAATAAATTATTTATATTTTTTACCAAGTGGTAAGGTCCTTCTCAGTAGTTGGCTATTATATGATAGACTGAAAATATTATGATACGCAATTTCATTGAACTGATATTAGCATTGGAATTACTAACCTCATTATTGGAATTAAGATTGAATAGACCTGCTTTGCTGCTATTGTCAGAGTTACTACTTTTTTTACTTAAAACTAATAATGTATACTCGTTCTAATTCTAGAGAAGCAACCTGTGGGTATTACTTAACTACACCGTATTGCATAATTAAGTCATTACTCCGCCCACGGGAGATATGTTAATCGAGAACCGATAGAAGCAGCGGAATGACCAACCCCATGATCGGAATCAAGATAGAAGAGACCCGCCCCGCCGCCATCGCCAGAGTCACCACCGATTAACAAACAATGTTCTGAAGTATCAGTATTATCCCAGTTATAGTCACACCAATATGTAGTTTCTGAACCATTAGTACAAGCTTCAGCGAAGAAATCACAAGTAGGAGTAGCTCTAATTTCGGTTTTATAACCAGTTACAACTGCTGCTGATGTTAAAGGTTTATAACTATTATTTTTGTTAGTGGCAAATTGATCAGGTTTTATAGACTTATAATAAGTTCTCCAGCTGTCTTCGTATATACTAATTATATCATCCGTGTGTTTCCATATATGACCAAATGGATTTTCAATTCCTCTATATCTATTACATTTACGTGTAATAGTAGAAGTATTAGAACCAGATGAATCAGTCTATTGTATAGTTACTGTAACTTCACCAGAACCACTACCTAAACTATCAGAACTTCCAGTTGGAATAAACGACCAAGTTTGAGCTCCGTTGATAGTTGCTGTTCCTGTAGTACAACCAGAACCTAACCCACCTTGTCTAAATCCTTCAGGAGTTAGTTCAGTATTAACAGCCTTTTGTGAATTTCTAGTAGCATATTCCACTAAGAACAAATGACATATGGCTCTATGTTCTTCATATGTATAAAGATTCCATTTAGCTTCTCCGTCAAATCCATTAGCTCTAGCCCAAGTTCTGCCATTAGTTCTGGTAAAATTAACAGTAGGAACAACGCTTTTCATACTTATTAATCTACCTTTATTACCAAAGTTGAATGCTTCATATGCGCTAACATATGCTTCTTTGTGGTGATGCCATCCTGGTTTAGCGTGTGGACATATTTTTAAATTGTGTGTTTTTGTACCAGGAGTATAATCATCGACATACCAAAATTCTGGTATCTTAATCATAATGTTTACTGTAGATGCTACCTATCCAACTTCTCCATTACTTACATGCCCATACATTGCTTTAGTAAAGTTTTCCTTCAAAGGAACAAACTAGTCTTTATAAACCAATTGTGTCTAAAAAGCAAATGGTTTCATCATACTCTATATAGGCAATGATCTATGCATGTCCATATTACCAATACGAGTACAATCTGGATTAGAAGATGTTTCTGACCAAGATACCCCGTACCAGTCAAATTCCTCTAAATTCTAAGATGTTACATTGAATGTAATATGTCTACTTACTACATTGCTAGGTAATGAACTAACAACGCTAAATTGAACATTTGGAGATTGAGGTTCTCCATGTATAACTCCGTATATTTTGAAATTACTATTTTCAGGTTGAGATATGTATATGTTCATTCCAGATTCTGTAGTTTCTATATACCATTTAGTCAAATTATAAAATGTTTTAATTCCAGTATGTACTTTTCCACTAATAAGCTAAAGATCTGTATATGCTGGAGAATAAGCATTTATTAATAACTAGTAAACATAAATGTAGCCATCATAATATTCAACAATTTTATAACTATTGGGGAAATACTTATGATTAACCTAAATCTTTAAATAATTTTTAGCAGTTGACGATGTGTATAATACATGTTCAATATCTTTAACATCAACACCATCTACCATATCTGCATTCAGATTGGTACATAGAGTAGTAGAAGTTACTTGTATAGGTGCAGTTCCAGTAGCTACTTTAGATTTAAGATATCCAGTGTTAGTAACATTACCAGAATCATCAACAACTAGTTCTGTTATAGCTTGTCCTTGTTTTTGAATTCTAAATCCACTACCATACTTAGTAGTTACATCCCAGAATTCATCTCCACTCTTTAATCTAACTACTGCCCATCTGGAAGATGGTACAAAAACATTGCTATACAAATTAATATCAGATGTAGTTTCAAGAGTTAAACTACCAGTCATAGTATCACCAGCTTTCTTTACATAAGTAGTAGTAGGATCTACACCTAATGCACTAGTTACATTAGCTTTAGTTATACTGATAGTACCACCATCTGCTAATGTTATATTACTACCTATCTTAACACCACCTAACGCACTAGCTGTAGCAGCAGGTAATACATATTTATTAGCCTCAGCTTCTATGGCAGCTAGTTTATTCTTTTCAGGAGTAGTATAATCATTAGTACTAAGACCTTTACCTTCAACTTTATCTACTTTTTGAGTCTACAGTTGAGTAATATTACTATTCAATGTCTCTTCTACACCAGTAGCTCTTTCTACTTCATTTGCTATAGCTGTAGCATTAGCTGATTCAGCGCCTTTAGCTCTAGTTACTTCACTAGCTAAATCACTAGTTAGTTTCTATTCTGCATTTTCTGCTCTAGTCTATTCAGCTGTTACAGTAGTATCTGTATATGACTTAGCCTGTTTAATAGCATTAGCTATAGAACCAGTAGTAGCTTCATTACCATTAATAATAGTAAGTTTATCTTCATTTACTTTTACTCTATTAGTAAGTGAAGATATGTTGTTATTAATAGTAGTATCAGCTTGAGTTCTATCAAGTATCTCTTGAGCTAAGTTATCAGCTACTTCTTGAATGCTACCTTCAATAGCAGTAGTATCAAATGAACCTGATAAAGCATCCCAACCTTCTTCAGTCCATACTACATTAGTACCAGCATCATAATGTTTACCACCTAAGTTAAATGCATTAGTAATATTATATACATCACCGACTACATTGTTGTCTTTAGGTAGAGTTTCAAATGTACTAGATCCTTTTACTTTATAAGCACCAGATAGTTTAGCATCTACTTGTGCTTTAGTATAAGTATCAGACTTGTCTGCTTTTAATGCTAATGCTGCATTAGTTGCAGTAGTATGATCGGTAATCTTATTGTCTAACTCTTCTTCTTTAGCTTTAGCTCTATTGGTTTCTACTAAGATAGCTGCGTTTCTATCACTAACTTCTGTGGCAATAGCTTCTTTTCTATCTTGTACTTCTTTGTTTATAGCATTAGTATGTTGAGTATCTATCTGAGTAGATCTATCAATTTCATTCTGTAAGTTAGTACTAATAGTCTATTCAGCAGATTGGGCTCTATTCTTCTCAGTAGCTATATCATTGCCTAATTTAGTTTCAGCAGCACGAGCAGTAGCAGCTTCTTTATCTATATTACTTTGTAAAGTAGCTAAAGACTATTCTAATGAATCTGAATCAATAGCAATACTAATCACATTATCTTCACTAATACTAACGTCTTTACCTGGTTTTAACTTATTAATTAAGTCGTTATAATCACCAGATGTAGCTACTGGTTTAAAATCTGGTTTGTTAGTAATATTATCCCATTGTACAGCTAGATCACCAGATGCACTAATCACATTAGTTTCTTGATCAATTTCAATGTTTAAACCTGCAATGAGTTTCTTCTAATACTTTGCACGTATATCAGCAAAGGTATCAATCATCTCAGTATGAAGTTCCTATAACTGATGTTGTTTAACAAAGTCTAAGAAATCTTTAGATGTAATGATACCAGCAGAACTTGTAGAAGCTACTGGTATTGAAACAGTTTTATTACTTCCATCATACTTAAACATTACCATAGTAATGTCATTAGGATTTGAAGTATTAAACTGTATATCTTTTATTACGTCTTTTACCTCTTCATCATCTACTTTACTATCTACATCACTAATGTTTGCTTTATCATTAAGCAATTTGTTTACCTATGTTTTAGTATAGTAGTTGTTAAGGTCAGGTGTACCACCAGAGGCAGCCAGCCTTACCCATTCGGTTCCATTGAAATATTTAATGCTACCACCATAAGGATTATCAGATAAGTCAACCCAATAGTCTATTTCTTCTGGATTAGGTTGAACAGATGTTGCAAAAAATATTATCCTATTTGTTACCATATGTATTTGTTATATTAAGCTGCTGGAGTTTCTAATGCAGCAACTCTTGTAGTTAATGCGTCAATTAAATCTTTTAAAGCTTTACCTTGTGCAGCAGCTAAAGCTTCTGTAGTACTAGTACTTGTTAAAGTGTTATTTATAGTCACTTTAGTATCTGCTGTAGGAGGTGTATATCCTAATGCACTAGTCACATTAGCTTTACTAAGACTAATTGTACCATTACTATAAGAAATATTTACTCCTACCTTTACTCCACCAATAATTTCAGCTGTAGCTGTTGGTAAAACATATTTATTTGCTCCTTGAGCAATACCACTCAGTTTATCTCTATATGCATCAGTAAAGTCATTACTAGATAGTTCTTTTCCTTCCACCTTATCTACTTTACCTGATTCAAGTGCAGCAATTCTAGCACTCTGATCATTATCTGTATCATCGTTTAAAGGTAACCATTTACTACCTCCGGCGTAATACTTAATTACATTACCTTTTGGATCTGCTGATAAATCAACCCAATACTCGAATTCTTTAGGATTTGGAGCTATATAGCTTCTTGTTATTCTTGTCATATACGTATATTTTAATTATTAATTCTAATGTAATGCAAATTGCACTAAATTTTTACATCCATTTGGATCACAATATTGTATTACTGGTCTAGCCACTCTTACTGCACCAGTATTATTAGCATCAAATACTATACTAATATTATCTGTATTTACTATAGGATGTATCCAATCTTGACCACCAACAAAAGATAATCTACCTAATGTTCTGTTAATAGGTATATTAATTACTTCACCCTCTTTAGTTATACGATGAGGAGTCATATTATACGCATTAGCTAGTTCTGGTATGATGCTGATAGCCGAACTATCCTAATACATAATACTATAAAATATTGTTTCTTTATTCATATTACTATAACGCATTTTAAGGCATTTTAAGCCATTTTCTTTATTAAATGAACAACTCATCCATTAAACTCTAAAAGCTTCTTAGAAGAGTCTTTTGGCTGGTATACATCTATGTGTGACCATCCGTCGGTATTAGCTTCTAATCTAATAGGGTATTCAAATAATTCAGCATTCTATCTTACTATATTATTTACTGTATTACTATCTAAATCCTTTACATTAAAATCTATTGCTTTACCTAAACAGTGTGCAGATAAGTAAATACTACTTTTATTCTTTACTAACTAACATATATTACAACGTAATCCTCTCTATGAGAACTATCCACCTGCTTTCCAAGTATTAATGGTAATAGGTTTATTGAATATCTTAGTACGTAGTATATACAAAGTACTAAGTAATTCTGTACTTATAAACTACCATGAAGATTCACCAAACTTGGAGTAGCAATGAGGACATACTAATTCACTTACTTTAAAATAAGGTTTTAATTTGTCTATTAATTCATTTCTGTCCATACTTCGCTGTTTAAAATTTCATTTAACTCATTGCTGTCGTAAAGATAGGAAGAAATCTCTTCATCTCCCAATACGGGTGCGACAAAATCCTCGTGTAACAGGATCATCGTTCCGTCAACACTTCTTCTTGCGTGAACGGGTGGAACTATCCCGTGTTCCGTACACCATTCTATTGTTACTATAACGTATCTCATTGTGTTATTATATTTTCAAGTACATAATCAATCAATTCCTGTTCTGTGAATCCGTCAGTTTCCTTGGTGGGAACTGAATCGAATAAGATAGATTTATAAAACGCCATAGAGCCAAATCTAGTCTTATTGTTGCTATCCGCCAAGAATAATGACATATTTGTACCAGTTTGTCCATAAGTACCTGCTAGAGTTGCCTTCTCTTCACCTACATAGCAAGTCATTAATTCATTGTTTGCCGAGAGAACATAACTGATTTTATCCTCTACACTAGGCGTAAACTTAAAGTCTGTATAAACGTAGTTACCGAACCTTACAGAATTTGCATAGTTTCCTTGCAATAACATCCATCCTTCAACAACACTCTCTACCGGAGTTGTTGAAAACATACCGTTTACAGCATTAGGTCTTATGATAGCACACTGGAAGAACATCATGTAATTTTGCAGTGATTTAAAGTTCTCCACAACACCGTAATCATCCACTCCGTCTGTCACTAGGGCGTTGGGATAGGCTGGAATCTGCTCTATTGTAATATTACACGTATGAGGATAGGAAGCTGCTATAACTTGCCATTTCATATTATATGTAGCGGAATATGTGGAAGCAGGTAATTCGTACTCTCCATCCTTTTTCATATCAAATATAATCGTTGCCAATTCACCTAATGATGTATCTCCATATACTACATATCTCAATGTTTCATTAGATGTGATACCTGTTACTCTTACTTTGTATTTTTTGGACGGAGAATTAACTCTAGTTTCTATTACTCCATCACTTACTTTTACATTATTTATAGTAATAGTATTGTCTGTTATAGTTCCATCACCTCTTGCGCCACTTAAATAGGTAATAAATAATGCACTGTCAAGCCAGTTATATTCATACCCTCCCACACCGCTCATTGCAGCGAACAGGAAATTGTTCAATTTAAGCGGTCTGTTGTTTCCACTGAAATCCTGCAAGTATGGATTGGCTTTTAGTATCTCGTTTGTGGGAACGGATTGTTTTGTAGGTATTTCTTCTACCACAATATTACAATCCACATCATTCACATTATCACCTGCCAAATAAAATCCGGGATACATTGTTGATGTAGTTTTATTAGTATATGAATCAATATCATATTCCCCATCAGCGGTTATTTTATTACTATAATAACCGCTCTGTATATAAAATCCTTTAGGTAATCCTGTTACTCTTATCCTATAAGAATCAATAGTAGATGATGGGGCACATGGAGTTTGCCAAAAATTTCTGTTTTTCGAAGTAGGCGTATGAGTTATGGTACACTTATTTATAGCTTTGTCATAAGTTATCTTACCCCCTTCATTTACAAATTGGTTTGCATAAGTAACGCTGGGAACATAAACATCCACAGGCTTTGACATATCGTACCAGAACACCATGTGTTCTTTCACCCAATCAGCTATATTAGGTTTATGATTGACGGTTCTATCAATTTCTCTTTCATCTACGATTACTCCTCTATCATCAACATCATATTGTAATACTTTGTTGCCCAAGATATGGCGCATTGTTATTGTTTTCATTTCTTTCTCTATTTCTATACATATTATCTACTAATAAATCAGCTATAACATTTATGCCTAATTGCTTACTATCACTAACTAATTGTTCCTACATTACTACTAGGAGCATCTAATAGATGCCCTCTAGTAGTTCTCTATCACTTAACTATTTAATTTGATTGTGTATATTCATAAAATTAAGTCGGTTTGTTTCCTATATATTGTGCAAAACCACCGTAAATATCTACATAGAAATTACCATCATTTAGAGTATCATCATCTGCTAATTGCACACTTATGTTCAAAGCAGCAACTCCAGTACTATATGATATTAAAGTTGCATATATTGGATGAGCATTACTACCAGTTACACCTTCTGTTCTATAACTTCCATATACTCGTACATCACACGGAGTCCAAAAATAACTAGTCCCGCTAGTTATAGTTATTCCTACCGCTCCTGCGCCACTTCTAGTACAACTAATTTTACTATTATTAAAATTATATATACTGTGTATACTAGACGATACCACTGCATATGAACTACCGTTATACTAAACTTTAAACTTTAAAATAATACCAGAATCTGAGCAACCATCGTGCGAACAATTTGTAATGAGCCATCCCTATGGAGTACTAACTACGTTTAATATACCGCCGTTATTACCTTTAGCTAAAACTAAAGTTCTTTCATCTGTATAAGTACTTCCTCTATTATCATATGTAACTATGTGCAGATCACCTTCTGTTCCAGTAATAGCTCTAATTGATGGATGTTGTCTACAAACAATAGTCATTTCTGTACCATAATTATCTTCACTAACACTTGGTAATATCAATTTGTTTGTATAACCTTCTTTTGCTCCAGTCATATGTATAATTTTAGAATAAGAAGGATTAGCATATACGCTTATTGCATTAGTAGAACTAGTGTATAATTCTAATGCATCCTCCCAACCACCTGATTGATAAGAATATAACTTACTATTTGAACAATATGTATCACCATATTTAGGATCATCTATATCAGATGAAGATCTATTTAGATGTGTAATATTTAGAAACCTATTTTTAGTGAAACAGTTCTCAAAATATAGATCTTTAAACGTACCAGCCTTAGCATTTACAGTACCAGTAAATGTACCATTAGATGCTCTAAATTCACCAGTACTGCTATTCATATATAGTTTAGCTGCACTAGATGAACTACCTCCATCACCTGACCAAAATACATTATTAGAGAAATGAAATGCACCTAATACTGCATTATCTGCCAGTAAAGTATTAATAGCCATGGCGCTAACGCTAGACACTAATTCCCAATATGATGAACTAGAACTAGGAGTTTGACCGTATACTCCGCCAGAATTAACATACTTAACTAGATATACGCCACCTTTGTAAATTACCTAATCTCTAACATATGCATTACTAGGATTTTCATAGTTAGTTAAACCTATTGATGATGCTGTAGCATAGTAATATCTAGTAGATGAATCCCAAACTCCTCTAAATCTAATATCTGTATATTGAGTATTAGCTGCTGACCCATCTTGTCCATTCTAACCATCAACTACAACTGTAATAGTTGCTGATGCTGCTACAGGATTTCCATTATAAATAGGATACTGAGTAGGATTAAATGCTACAGTATAATAGTTATACTTAGTAGAACTAGATATATTAAATGTAATATTGGAAACACCAGACCAACCACCACCCACTTCAGTACCTTCTGAAGAGGTTGTTGGAGCGTGACTATTACTACCATATATTTCCCAGTAACCAGATACAGAAGACAGACTACCTGTTCCTGTTTTCTTGTATGCTCTAAATGTCATACTGCTAGGCTCATAAGAAGAAGTTCTGGTAAGACGTATAGTTGCTGCCCCAGGAGTAATTATATAAGTAGTAGCATCAGCACCTGGTGTTCCTGGTTCTCCCTTATCACCCTGATCTCCTTTATCTCCATCTTGTCCATTTTGACCGTCTTTACCCCACTTAGTCCAAATAAATCCATCTTTCCAATCTCCCCATTTACCATTTTCTTTCTTACGTGTCCAACATACTTGATATGGTATGCTTTCTGTTACGCTTACTCCATTATCGGTATAAGTGAAAGTAGCACCTTTACAAGTCTTAGTAGGTATATAATCATCTTGCTAATAATCACCATTTAAATATTGTGATCCATAAGTAGGAGAAGCTGGATAATATTGCTCATTTCTACTACATAGAGCTGCTTGATCATAACTAGAGAACCTAGCGAATATGTATTCGTATCCATCCCCATCTTTACCTTTATCTGCAAATACAGACCATAAGCCTGGTTGTGAATAATCTCCCCATTTCTAAGTACTCTTATCTTTATATCTTTGAGTTACATATTCATATCTATGTGAATCGTCTACTCCCTATGGATTATCAAACCACTGTGTACCATCTGGTCCAGTACCTGTCCAGTCTGTAGTTTGATTAGAATTTGGTTTTTGAGGATAATTGTCTTTATCATTATTACGTGCGTATAAGAATTCTATACTATTACCGTCTTCACCATCTTTACCATCGGCTCCGGTAAGTCTTATTAACCCAGTCCAAGCAGTTAATGAACCATCTGCGTTTTTAAATCTATGAATTTGCCATACATATTGACCTTCTGGTGGAACCATTTCAGAATCTTCAGACCATCCAGACGCAGCTTGATCAGTAGGTATACTTGGAGTAGTAGCTGATATTTTATATCTATATTGATAATTACCGCCACTTAAACCAGTCTCACCCCATTTAGCCCATATAGCTGGTTTTTGAAACGCTGACCATACACCATCTGTTTTTTTACGTACACTTACCCATTCAAACATCAAGTTTTCTCTAACTCCTTGGGGATCATCAGTCCAATACATTCCTCCAGGAGAAGTAGTAGTTTGTGCTACACCATTAATAAATGCCTGAGGACGCGCTTCATCATCTGTATTATTAGCAGCTACAGGAGTATCAGGTGCAATGTTTTCAGCTTGTGTACGATAGTAGATATATTCATAACCGTCTCCGTCCATACCTTTCTCCCCCCATTTTGACCATAAAGTAGGACCTTGCCAGTTACCCCAATTACCAGTACCTGCTTTAGCAGCTGGTTTAGTACGTTGAGCTACCCATTCATATTGCCAAGTTTCACTAACACCTTGTGGGTTATCATACCAACCATTGTTTGGTTCTGTATAATCATCTCTATTACTATTAGCTGGTAAAGTAGGTGCAGAATTATTTTGTGTAATCTTATATACAAACTCTATATCATTACCATCGTTACCATCTTTACCATCAGCTCCTGTTAAACGGAAAGGTTCTGACCAACCAGAAGTAGACTTATCTGAATAAACAGTTTGTATAGACTGCCATACCCAAATACCTTTTTCTGGATCTCCTTGCGGTGGGTCCATAGTCCAAGTGTATTTATTGTTTGGGTCTTTAGGTGGAACAGTATCACCTATAGGAGTAGGTGGTGGTGCGCTTGATTCAGTATATGCAAATCTAGTATACTCACCATCTTTACCAGCTACTGAAGCACCACGGAATCTATTAGGATCTCCCCATTCTACATTAGGATCATCTACTTCGATAGAGCTTTTAGTAGACATCCATATTGCAGATGCTGTATAATTTCTATGCCAACCGTTGGTAGTACCATCACCAGTAGGTCTATCAGGTATAGCATCGTTATCGTTATATGTAGTCCATAATGAATTAGGTTGTAAATGGAACTATAATACTACTGTCTTTTTAAATGTAGCATTACCTTCACAGTTAATTAACAAGTCTATATGAGGACTATTAGTAACAGATAAAATATCTGTAATTGTGAATATACCGTTAGCCATCGTACACTTAAGACCTGTTGCTTCCCAAGTTAGGAAGTAAGATCCTTCAGCATATACATCTGAATATGATAATTCTGTAGTACCTTTAAAAGCTTGTACTCCAAATGTTAAATTATCTAGCTAGCTATACTTATCTAATATGTTTAATTCATTATCCACAATAACAGATAGGTTGTCTTTAGTAAGATTTACCGAGTAAGCATCCTATCCTTTGAGACTATCTTCTTGTTCTGGAGTAAACTAAATCATAGCACCTGTCATGTAGACATTAGTTAAGTAAGCACCATCTCCATGTAGTACTCCATCATCTGGAGCTCCAGGAATAGTCAACCCTTCTATTTTACCAAATTGTGATGCTATATTAGTCCAATCTATTGCCCAAGTACTAACATCTTTTAAGAATCTTTTATAATCTCTAGTAGAATACGCACTAGATTGTCTTGTCTCATCTAAGAAATTACCATATACTGCAAATTTCATATTAGCAGTAGGATGTTGAGTAGTATTAGACTTTAGTGAATATCTAAATTGTTTACCCCTTTCATCTAGAATTTCAATAGGGGTAAAGTAAGCAGTACTAAATCCCTGCATTTTTTCAAACCCACATTCATCTGTACCTGGAGTAGTTTCATTTACTCCACTAATATTATGCCATATACCTCTACATATATCATTAACATGTAACCCACTATATTCGCCTTCTTCTAGTTTAAGAGTAGCTATCTAGTTTTTAGTATCTACTGATTCAATAGTACCAAAAGCGATAGAATTCCACAATTCACCACTTACTACATCTACTCTGTTAAAACGTAATTCTGGTACAGATAAGAATTCTCTAAGGGTTAAGCTTCCGGCTTCTATATTGCCGTGTTCATCAATTATAGCTCCATCTCCAAGTAGTCCTGATATATAATTACCAATAGTAATTCCTTTTTTAGCATATATCATACTATCAGCTATTACACTATTCTTAAATGTAATAACACCCAATGCTGTATCATCGTATAGTTTACTTAAGAATAACTTACCGCCTTCTGATGCTATTAATGCTTTAACTACAGCAGTATCGATAATACCACCTTCGCCACTAATATAATCTGCCAATACAGCTGGAGATACATTATGCCATGTACCATCACTACTATACTATATTAAGTCTCCTTCTGTAATATAAGTAATGGTAACATCTTTTAAAGTAGATAAGTGATTAATTCTTTCTACTAATGTATCAAGTTCACCAACATTGTTGTTTAATGTGGTTACATCACCCTATAAGCTTCGTACTAAACTAGTTAATTCCCTAAGGTCATCTGTTGTTGCATACTATGCCATTATTTCAATAGTTTATCTATTAGTACTAATAATTTGTGTTTCTCTTCTTCTGATATACTAAACGTATCTCCTTGTTTTAGTATATCTTCTACGTAATTTGAACACACTAAATTTAATATCTATATGCGATCAAAATCTATATTATATTTAGTCATATTGTTCAAATGTTTACCCATTCTATAATTATTTTCTATCATAACTAACAACAACCATTATAACAAGACCTACAAGTTTTACACGGTCTACGACAATTAAATATTCTATTATACTTACAACATGTGTGTTCGTTAGGTATATCTAATAAACGACATATATCTATATAATACTATATAGCGTCTTCTGTAAGATTATTAACTTTAGCGTAGTCTAACAGTTGAGATTTAAACTATAGCATTAATATTTTTTCTTTTTGATGCTTGTCTAAGCAAGTGTAACAAAAATTAACTAATGTGTTTACTTTTTGATAGTATAGATTCTTTTCATCATATGCTATAGCGTGAGCTGTTTCGCTCCCTACTACTGTTACTATAAATGAAGTAGCGTCATATTCTTCTATGTTGATATTTATATTATTACTGTCTGTTTGAGGTCTATCAATAACTATTTCGTGATCTTCATCACTATCAGAATGATAAGTTCTTGACAGTACACTATCTAAGTATACTTTAGTAACTCCAGCTACCGAATCTAATTTAATAGTTAGAAGGTTATTTTCTATCTTCGCATTAATTATTTTCATATCTACAAAAAATTAAAAAGGCGAAGCCGAGGATAAACCTCAACCTCGCCTGGGTTTAAATAAAGAAACCGTGTATTATTCTGCTTCACCTGTAATAAATGCCTCAAGAGCCTTAGCGAATACAGAAGTTTTATTAGTAGTATTGTGTTCAATATATACTTCTGTAGTCAACGGAGTAGTCTTAATATACTGATTATCAGGACTCAAATACAGATTATCATTTTCAATAGTAAAGTAATCGTATGTGGAACCTTCTTCAACATTGCATTTTGGTTCAATTGCAGGATACGCATCTGTGAATACATGCCCCTTATAACCCAACATACGTACTTCCATATCACGTACCTGTTTCCAGTAACCTTTACCAGGTTTACCAGCAGTCTTAGTAATAGTTGCGCCAGGAACTGCTTCAGGAACATTAGACAATAATGCACCAGGAATAGTAACGTACAGAGAAGCTTCCATAGAAACTACAGAGTATTCATTCAAAGAATTGACTCCTTCATTGTCATCTTTTTCCATTGCAGTTAAAGTTAGCTTATGACTTGCAAATGTAGCACTTACTCTACGATTAGCGTGTTTGTTAATTTTAGCTAAAAGTGCATTTCCCAAATCATCAGCAGTCTCAGTTGAAGCAATTACTTCATAAGTATGAGTAAACTGTCCTGGAGCTTCATATAAGTCTTTATAAACAATGCGTAAAACATATCTGTGACCGATAACAACAGTAGCACTAGTTAAATCAATTTCGATTTTCTCTTGAACTGGTGCAACATAATCACCTTGTACATACGAAGGTTTAGAAGCTTTTTGAATGGCGTTAGAGTATTCTACCATTCTCTTTGTTGCAGTAGTACCGTTGGGCAGAGCAATTGTCATATTATCCCCAGCTACACCTACATAAACAGTAGATGCATTTACTGCATTAGCAGCAGTTGTAATTAGCGCTTTATTCTAGTCAAATAAAGCAACGTCCCCTTTAGCCAAAGCATCTACAGTAGTATAGGCTGTAGGGCATTTCTTTCCGATTAATACGGTATCAACGCGTGTAATCATAGTTTATATAAAAATAATTAATTGTTAGACTTAGCGCTAGTCTAGTTTGTCCTTCTACTTTCCTTATTTCAGATTTCCAGGTCAGACAAACGCATTAATTTATTTGTTATTCCATTGAAGCAATTTCGTTGGAATAAGCATTATAGTGCTACATTGGTTTAGTAGCAAGATAAATCTAGATTGCCATTTTCACAATTTCCATATGTGTATGTTCTGGCAAATCTGTATATTCGGTATTGGTAATATTACTTGAATTAATTTCAGATGGCTTAGCTAAGTATGTAATCTCATATTCACTTACTTTGTATTTACCGTCTGTGTATAATATTACATTATTATCTTGAATTAACTTTAAAGGTCTAGCTTGACAATATTTTAATTTGTGTTCAGATAGTGAATTACTTAATTGTCTATCTAATGTTTCAATCGTAGATTCTAACGTATCTGTATACTTAACTATATATGCACCTAAATCGTCTTTTTCCCAGCATTCGTTAGGATATTCATCACTCGGCTGTATACCAGCAGTATCTCCAAGTAATAATACATAATCATCTGGTAATTCTACTGAGTATGAGTTTCTAACTCCTTTAATTATCTAAGTGTTAGAATAGTTCTTTTTACGAACTAAAGTACGCAAATCATCTATACGCTTTTCTGTCTACTCAAATCCTTGAGCTTTAAAGTTAATACCTGAGTATCTTGTTTTATAAAATTTATCAATTGCCTCATTAATGAATGATATAATAGTGTCTGAGGATAGCTTATCCTTAATAACTAAATTAGGATCCATTAACTATAGCCTACGTTCAAACTCGATTTGAAATCCACGATTTGTCATAATCATTCATCTATTTGGTTCAACTGTGATTTAGTCTATATTCTCTTAGACTCAATATCTTCTAATGCTAGTTCTACAGCTCTGTTAATTACTTCAAACTACATATACTCTGGTATTTCACTCATACCTTCAGCTGGTAAGTCTTCTATCTTAGTAGGAAACTTAATATAGGTAATATCTACAGAATAGCTATTACTACTCATAGCTAAGTAATCATAATAGATATATAGAGTATTGTCTTCTATTACAGCTACTGGATCTTCTATCCAAGGATTGTTATTGTAAGTCTTCTTGAACTTAGTAGCGTCAGAATGATCTATTAATTTTATAGTAGCTTTGTTACTATTGAAGTTTAACACTGCATCTACAAAGAACATTCTGTCACCATTGAATAAGTTAGTAACATAACATCTATTTGAATTTGTTTCAGTATTAGCAACAACGTTAACATCTGTACGTACTAATTTTTCTAAATCGTGAATACGTTTTACAGATCCTTCAAAGCTAGTCTTTAAGTAGTTATTACCAGTAAACTTATTACTGATTTCTTGGTATAAACCTTGATCTAACCAGTAATCTATTTCTTCTGGTAAGAAAGCAGGACAACCCCCAAAGGCTACGCTTTGAGAGTTCTTGTCCATTGCTACTTTAAAATATGAGTGAAATTGTTCTCTAGTCATTATTTAGATTTTATTTCAGACATAATACTTAAGTAAATATCTTGATTCTTTTTGTCTTTCAAATATGCAATTACATCTTCAAGACCGTTACCAATAAGATCAGTACCAAAGTAATATGATGCTCTGTTCTTACGAATAATATTTTTACTTAAAGCTTCTTCAATTACAAAGTTAATTTCTTTATTAGGATTATCTACCCAAATTCTAATAAATCTTGCTGGATCAGCTTCTACGTTTTCACCAAGTCTAGCTTCAACTAATTCATTAGACATAGTGTCAGCTTTAACTCCAAATAGTCTAAGACATTTGCGCATATCTTCAAGACTCATCTTATCTAATGCTCTATAAGCATCACGTTTAACTTTGTTAGCTTTATTAATTTGTTCTGCTTCAGCTTCTTTATTTATAAGTACATAATCAGTAGATGGAGTTACTTTATCAATGCCATTTGCTACTCTCTTATGTCCTAATAGGAATAAATATTGCAATTCTCCTTCAGGTCTATCGGTATTAATTACTAATTCTTTCTTACCAATCTTAATTGCAAATGTATCCCAAAATGTACTATCAGGATCTAATTCTCCTTCAGCTTTACCCATTTTCTGTTCTAGTTCTCTAGCTTTATCTCTGGTTAACCCTGTGTAACGGCTACCAGATCTTGTCCAATAGGAACCCAGATAATCAAAGCAATTGGACCATTTTACTAATCCAGTCCAAGGATTCTGTTTAGTTATTCTAACGATTACTTCCATAATATAATTATATATTAGATTGTTCAGTTTTATAAACTTTCTTTTAATTCTCTATTCATATTATATAAAAGAACTTTTTGATGAGTTGTAAGTTCTTCTATCTTTTTATCAGGACAATTTTCAAGATTATTATAAAATTCTTCCGCTTTTTCCAATGTTGAAAACATTTTGAAACTGTTTGTCGTATCCCAAACTATATAATCACGGTTTACGTTTTGATCATCATAAGACCAAATATATTTTAAATTTGACCAACTTCTAGAGGAAGATGGATTTCCATATTCACCTTGTAATTGCCGTTGGATAGATCTGCGATCACAACCTGTAGATCTGCTAGCTTCCATAATACTAGGATATTCTGCAATAAGTTTAGCTGTTTCTTTATCGAATTGCAATACTTTTTTTGCAACTTTCATACCATTGGTTCTAGCGTTTTCAAGCATTTTACCTTCTAATTTATCTCCAGTTTTAAATAGATGTTTTTCAGCAGCTTTACGACAGGCTTCTGAAATAACATGACCGCCTTTATCTAAATTGTAACCTTTATCTGGATTTGTAGAATCATATTGTTTTATCCAATATATCTCTCGTTCGTCTACCTGTTTTGGTGTACCTTCTATATTCTCCAGAAGCTCTACTTGAAAATTTTCAGGTTTGTGGTTTACTATAGCTATATAGATAGCTAGAGTTCTATCATTTTTACGCTGTGAGTTTAATGCACGATAAATATGTTCGGCAAAACGCTTATAAATGTCTCGTTTGGTTTGTCCAATATAAACTTTATTGTTAGTTCTATCTGTAATTTTATATATTCTGCTCATAGTAGTACATTTTCTAATTTTTAATATACTACTATAACGCAGAATATATATTTATGTTGCCCACAAACGCGTAGATTATTCACAAGACATTATTAATTCTCCACATGCTCTGGGGTCGCGGAGCATTAATCCTACTTCACCCAAGAAGTGTACTGAGTAACCATCCTTAGCATTAGAACGAACTTCTGTGTTAGAGTGAGCGTAACCAGCAGGAGTTACAGAACCAGCTGTACACCAGTTAACGAATTCACGATCTTTACGAACTACTTTAACAATGTTAGCTTCACCATCACGACGACCCAAATCCAAGAATGTCATACGGTAAGACTCCAACGGTTTCAAAGTAACAGGATGCAACTGACGATTATAAGTAGTATTGTCATACAACGGGAAATACTTCAAAGTCAATTCAATACCATTAGACATTGCGTAAGTCTTAAACTGACCACCGAACTTCAAATTATCACCAGAACCAGTTACGAATACTGTGTCAATCAAGTTCATGTTAGCCATCTTTTCTTTAAGTACACGGTCAAATTCACGCATACCCATTTCACCAGTCAAGGCAACGAACTTACGTTCATTAGTACCCAATACATTGTAAGACAGGTCAAACAAGAAGTCTTCCAACAGTTCAGCTGTCAAACGAGTATAATAACGTCTGTTAGACGGAGCAATCTGTTCCAGCAAACCAGCACCAATAAATGCAGGACGACCGTTCTTACCTTTCAGATTACAAGAACCATCTTTGTTTACGTTGTTCTGATTGTATACCAAAGCTCTTTCAAGACGTTTGTACCACTCACGCATTGCAACCCATTCCTGGAATGTAGACCACAAATAAGAAGTTTTACCAGTCTTAGGATCTTTCAAAGCTACTGCCATAACTGTAGAGTAAGCAGAACCTGTGATATCATAAGACAGACGTACTGTAGTCAAATAGTTACGCATCTTGAAGTGAGTATTGTAGTTCAGGATATCAGCCTCTTCACTGTATTCTTCATAAGCAGAAGCCAAACGGTTTACTTGGCAACCAGAAGCTAAAACAGCCGGGTCAATATAAGAAGCGGGACTACCATTAGATACAAATACTGTATAAACATACAGGTTGCCATCTTGATACGGAGCGTCCTGAATACGTGCTTGACTCTTATCATCAAATTCGATAGTAGCACCAGGACCAAACCATGCATCTTCCAACCACAAAGTAATAGGAGTATTACCCAAACCTGGAGTAGAATTTTCACCAATTGCAGCACCATTCCATTTAGCGTCACGAATTGTAACAGCTCTATCTTGGTCGATCATAACACCCCATTCAAATGAAGGCTGATCAATAGTCATTACATTTCCAAGACCACCTGTCAACATATCAAGAGAAGTACTGTAACCATTATCTTTAGTACCAAATACGTATGACAGGATAGTAGATACCTCATAAGGTCTTTGCTGAGAAGCGAGACTAATCTTATTAGTGTCGATCAAATCAGAAAACCATTTACCTTTGTATAATTGGAGGTTATTAAGAATATTATTATACATAAAATACTAGTAATTTAATTTTTTTATTTATATAATTAATTATTATGATATACGCAGTTGTCGTGCAGCTGAGAACCAAATTGGATCATCATCAGAACCCGTAGCTTGTTTTCTAGATTTAGTAGTAATACTACTAGATTTTAAACTTCGTCTAAACTTATCAATAGCTGAATTATTTCCTTCACGTTTAGCAGCCTCAATAAGTTTGTCAGCATTCATTGTAAAGTATGCTGATTCTATCAGATTCTTAACACCACCCTTAGCATAGTCCTTTTGGTACTTTGTTTTACCGTCTGTGTCTGGCTTAAGTATATAATCCATTAAAACCTTTTTATCTTTTTCAGGGACTGTAATACCACGTATATTCTTTAAGCCTTTTATTTCGCTAACAACGTTATCGTAGAATTGCTGTTGTCTCTGCAACTATATCTGATAAGCCTTTTTCTGATCCTCTAATAGCTGTTTCTTCTTTTCCTCTTTAATCTCTTTAAGATCTTCTAAAGCGTCTTGTGCTTCATCTTCAAGTAATCCAGCTTCTTCGTATCTACTTACTAACTTATCAATCTTCTTAGTAGAGAACCCTTTTTCTTTAAGTAATTGTTTTACTACCAATTTCTGATTAGTTTCATCTTCAATATCAATATCATCTAAATCTAATTCAGCATCAATAGTTAAATACTTCTTTAAATCTCCACCTTGTTTTACGAAATTATCTAGTGCTTCAACTTCTTCACTAGAGTATTCAGGCTTACTATTTTCTTCAATGACATTTTGGAAGTAATTAATTAACTCATCTACACTCTTAGGTTTTTCCTCTCCTTCTTCAAATTCCCAATTGAGTTTTTCAGCCATAGCGTCAAAGAAGTTAGTAACAACATTTTCTTCATTATTATCTTCAACCTCTTCTTCCTCTTCTGTTTCTTCCTCAATAGTTTCTTCTTTACGAGGTCTACCAGGCTTACGTTTTGGTTTATCTTCAATATCTTCTTCTTCGATTTCTTCTTCCTCAGTATCTTCCTCTACTGGATTTTCTTTATTATTCTTTACTTCGATATTGTTCTTTTTAATATCTTCCAATTCTTCATCGTCTAGTGATTCAAATTCATCAGCATTGACATTAACGTTTTCATCAATATTTGAATTTCTAAAACCACCATCTGGATTAGGGATAAAGCTATCTAGTACAGCTTCAAATCCACCTAATGTCATTTTTTTATCCATAATTAAAATATTTAATTAGATTTATTTTTTCTTCTTTTTACCTTTATTCCATTTAGCAGCATTCTAAGCGAATATTGCTCTCTTTCTTGTTACAGGATTCTTACTGTGAGTTAGTTCTTCGGTTGTCTTTCCTGTCTTCTTTTTAGTTGCATTGAACTTACCTCTATTCTCTGGCTTTATCTTTATCTTCTTCATAATTCTAAAATTGTTTATTTACTATTGGATAAGTACCAAGTAAAGGTATCTTGTTAAACCATTTTGTATACTATCCAGGTGTAGCAAATTGAAGATAAGCAGCTTCAATAGATCTTATATCTTTAGGTAATGATCTTATAGCTTTCTTAATCTATCTAGAAGTTACCTTATCTCCTATATTATTAATCATACCATTCTTAAACATATACTCTCTAAGAGTATTCATATAAGACTTCTATTCTGTACCTTTGCTATAATAATCAGTTTTATCTGGAAATAATGGATTCTTCTATTTTGATAAATCTCTTTTTAACTCTGCAAACATAGAATTGCTATAATCAGGATTTGAACTTTTGGCTAAATTAAAATCTACATAGTGTCCTAGTTCGTGTCTAGTAGTAGGATAATCTATCTCTGTAAGATTTCTATTTATCTAATACTCAAAATCATCATATCCCGCTGGTTGTCTTCTAGTAATATACCTATTTACAGCTGCATCTTTAGCCTACATTTTAGCCTTAGCGTCTAACTGTTTTATAACAGGATTAGGTAAATTCCAATAATTAGTATTATACTAATTAATTATATCTTCATATACTTTAGCGTAATCATCGCCATATGTATTCTAAATCTATCTAGCTCTTTCCATATAAGCTGGATTAGAATATAGATCTTCAATTATTCTATTTCTAGATTCTATAGCATCATCATATAATTTATATGTACGAGCTTTATCTTCAGCTTCTCTACGGAACAAACTATTTATTTTATCCTACACAGTTCTTCTTACTTCTGGTACATATTTAGAAGAGTATTTAGTTAATCCTCTAGCTATATTAGATACTGCATTACCTGCTAATTTAAATACTGGATTAAGTAAAGCTCCTTCTACATATAAACTACCTAATGGATCTGAATTTGAAACATAACCTGCACCTGGGTTATATCCATATGTAGGATTATATGGATCTCCTTTAGGATCAAAGTTAGTAATAGGTCTTTCACTAGTATTCTGTGGTGGATCTTCATCTACAATACCACCATCTGCATACTTCTTCCAATCCCAGTACTTCAGCTAGGGATTATTCTCCCTAGCCTACTTATACTGTTGCATTCTCTATCTAAATGCTTCACGTTTCATAATTATTTACTTTTCTTTCCATTTTTAGATGACTTCTTGCCACCTTTCTTTCCACCACATGCCATAATTATAAATTTTTAATATAGTTAAACCAATTTTTCTTATTCTCTCTATAGGTCTTTTTACGATTTTTTATTTTATACTTATTCGTATTAATTTCGTAATCAGATTTATCTTCATTTGCGTATGCTTCCATTTCATAAGGTATTGTATAGTATGCAGAAGATGCTGGGTAAGTAATAGGATTGCCTTTGACCCACTCCCATACATAATCAGCATAATACTTTAACCAACTACCCTTATTCTTAGCCTACTGTAAATGTATATTTTCGTGATTCCAAGTAGTAGTTTTAATATCAGATTCTTTCTTTTTGGTTAAAATATACCCACACCAACTCATTGCAGAGTATCCACTAAAAGGATAATGATCCATATGCTTATACTATACTTTATCTTTATTCTTAGTAGTAGTAAATAATTGTTTTACTAACCACCATGTTTCTTTAAACCAGTTCATACTTATTTAGATTTGGATTCTCCTACTACTTTATTTCTTAAAGCTGTTTTTGCCTTTAATTTCTCGCGTTCAAGTGCAGCTTTATCAGACATACGTTGCAACTCAGTTTCATGCTTCATTCTATCTTTTTCAAGCTGTATCTTCTTATTTTCAGCTTCTCTCTTCTGCTCTATCTCTCTACGCTTATTATTAAGTTCTAATTGTTTAGTAGCAATATCAGAATTTATCTTCTACTATTCTAATGCTTGTTTTCCTATTTCAATTGGATCAGGAATACCATTCATATCTTGATCCATATTCTCAGCACCACGATAAGCATTAAGTTGTGCTACAGTAATTTTAGTAGCATTATCTTGATCTACTTTATATTTTTCAAGATCCAGTTCAGCTTCCTTAAGCATAAGTTCTTCTTCTTTAAGCTGATTCTGTTGTTCTGCCATCTGCTGTTGAGCTTGTTGTTCAGCCTGTTGCTGTTGCTGCATCTGTTCCATTCTTTTCTGCTCAATTTCCTCAAGTCTATTCTTAATCATACTCATATTATCTAAAGTAATGATTTCAGCAATATCTAATAGACTAGCACCATTCTACATAGCAGGTTGTAACAGTTGCTTTAATTGATCTATATATTGTTGATTCTTAGTACTATCATCTACAAATATATCCATATCTTCATAGAAGAAATTATCAGATAATTGTACAAATGCTCTAGTGGCATCATCCAATATATAATTCAAGTATCTCTTACTATCTTTCCAAGCAGCTTTAGAAGTATTCAACAGCATAGTTAATACTCTTCTTTTTACCTAATTGTGATTCCAGAACCAAGGTTCAGTAATATGGTAAGACATATTAACGGCAGTGTTAGCATTACTTACTAATTCACTAGCAGCAATCTGTCCTTGTCTTTGTGGAGTAATACCAGTAAGCTTAGCTACCATGTCTTCAATCTTTTGCATCAATTGAATATACTCAGCTATTACATTACTCATAGTTAAGTCCCAAGAAGATAACTGGTTGAATTGAGATGGCTTACCTCCTTCACGTCCTGGTATATCCCATCCTTCATCATAAGGATTGATGAAAGCTACACCTAGTGCACTTAAGTAATGCATCCACTTATTAACATCAATATTCATAGATTTAGGTATCTAAGTAATATCCATTACTGCTACTTTACCTTTATCTCTAGATAATGCTAATTCAAGTCTATACCATACCACAATATACATATACTGTAATGGTTTCATCATGCTTACTAATGATCTAGGCTTACTATTAGTATTGTTGTACACTACACCAGTGTAAGGCAATTTCTGTGAATTAGGATTATCAGCAGATATATGTTGATATTCAATAGGCTGAATTCCTATGTACATATCATCACCGATTCTATATCCTTCCCATACTTCAATAATCCAATCCCATTCTACAGATTGTTCTGTACCTATTACTTTATAATCTTCATCTACTTGAAACTCTTCAACTTCTCTAGTTTCTGGGTTTAGTAAAGTAACAAATCCTATCTTTTTGAAAGACTTCCAACAGCAATGATATACTACTATATGATCTATATCAAATGGATTATCTGTAAAACTATTAATTTTGTGTAGTTTAATAGATTCATAATCTATACTAGTCTTTCTTATCTCTGGATTATTACCTGCTCCAGGTCTTTGATCAATAAGTTCTAGTAGTTCATTCAGTTGTCTTTCAGACATTTTATCATAGAATCTGTCGTATATTTCAGTAGCAGACATGATCATCTTTCTGCGGCACCATGCTGCATCATCTATAAATTCTAAGTCTAAAGAGTGCTCATAATCAAAGTACATAGGATTTACTCTTTCTACATAAGGATCTCCATTGATTACACCTATGTAGTATATTTCTTCTCCGCCTATTAAGGCATCTTTCCAGCCTTTATAGAATTCGTGGGTAAGATTCAACTTTCTTTTTAGGAATTGCAATGCGTGATAAGCTTCAGTTTCTGCTATATCTTTGTAATCCTTCTGTACATACTTAGCTATAGCTTCCGGGGTCTATATTTCTCCTGTAGCTAATGCTTGTTCATATCTAGCTGCTTGTTCTGGACTTAACTTACTAGCTATAGTAGCCTGAATATAATCCATTAGCATTTCTTTGGCTTTTTCCTATAGTTCACTAGCAGCTATATCACTTGTGCGTTGTGGATGAAAATTAAAAGGTCTTTTAGTTTCTTCACCAAGTAACTGATCTACATATGGTTTGATGATATTATAATCCTATGCCATAGCAGGAAATCCATCATCTTGTTTAAATGGATTAGTTACATATTTAAGATCCTTTTCATTATATATGCTATTATATAAATCATAGTAAGTCTACATCTCGTCAGATCTAGATCTACCATTACCACCAAATCCTGAATCTCCAGCGCCTACTACATAGTCTACGCAGGCTTCTTTCCAGGCTTGTGTCTTCTTTGACATTGGTAGTTTCTGTGCAGGGAAACTTTTAGTATTCTTCATAGTTAAAATGTATATACATTATCGTCATTAGAAAATACTCTAGGAGTATCATCATTGAACCAACTCTGCGCAAAAATTGGTCCATCGAAGAGCATCTTCTATTTGTTTTCTTTTTCTTTCTTTTTAACAACTACATTATACAGTTGTTCTCTATATATCATAACCTACATCAACGCCATCACTCGGTCAAAGTTACCTGTATCGTTATAGCTTATTAGCTCTTCTAATAGCGGCTCTGATAGTATCCTAGTTAGGTTTTTCTTACCTGGTGCATACTCTTCATTCAACCATTCTTTTATCATACCTTCACCCCATTGCTTTATCTACTTATTCATGTGACAACCTTTTCTTCTTTGTACTTTAGAATTACTAACTATATCATTAATAATATCAGGTTGATCAGCTAATAAGTAATCACAATGCTTAGCAGTAAAGTAAGGGAATAGACCTTTGCGTTCATTTTCATACATTATACGCGCATTATAGTATAATGCTAACTTACGTAAGTTTTCATAGTATTCCTCAGCTGTTGCAGGTCTACCAGTATATTCAGCTACTATAATATCATAGTACTCTTCAAAGTTCTAAAACCTCTTATATACTATAGATGATCCTAATGAATTAGTACCAGACTAGTCATGATCATAAGGGTCTACACCTATTATATATAATCCAGCTGTTGCATCTTTAGCAGGATGTTCCCATATAACTATAGATCCTGTAGGATCATCGTCTTTACCTAGTGGGTACTTAGTAACATCACCATGTTTCTTAGGTATCCATTTGATATTACCAGATTCATCAAATATTAAATCACCCACTTGTTTATGATTCTATAACTAAGTATTAGTACGAATAAGTCCTAATTGCTCCTGTAATTCTTTCTTAGGAAATATATTACCGTTAAATTCTAGCATTGCTTCTTGTGGAGTAATAGGACGCTCTGCAACATAACGGTCTATAGCTGTAGTATTAGTAGCTGTACTTATTACCTTTCTACGTTCATCTAATATAAATTCAAGGGAAGGTTTAGTAATAGTATTACCATCATCATCCATGTATATTCTATTACCATCATCATCTCTAGTATCTAGATTAGTATACTATGGAACAAAGAATCCACACAATTTATCTGTAGGTGTACTATCCCATATGTTCTCAAATCCTAAACAATTGTATCCATCTGGATTATAGAACATATCTTTCATAGTTTCAAATGCAGAGCCTTCATCACCACCAGTACCCCACACTATCATAGTACCAAATGCTACACCGTCTTGTTCTACAGAAGGTCTAGCAATCTGCCACGCTGCACCTAATTCTGAGAACGAACCTCCTTCTTCAAATAGAATTAATTTAGCACGTTTACCACGTACTACATCCGGATTATCTTTCAAAGTAACGCCAATAATCTCTGATTTATAACCCGTTTCTACTTCATTGCCAAATTCATCTTTAGTCCAGAATCCAGCTCGTTTACGCATAGTACTGTTAACAGATCGTTTCTTACCCCAAGCTGTATTCTTATCTATAAAGTCCATATAGTCCCAAGCTTTAGTAAGAATACCATCTTCGGTAAGATACTGCTTGTTAGAAGCGTATATATATGTTTTACTATTAGGTATCAAATAATAATTACGACACGCCATAGCTCCACCTTTATAACTATATCCTTTGCGACGTGATTTAAGTAGACATATATGTTTTCCTTTATTTTCTGCTTCTTGTACTGCCTAGAAGTAGAAATAGTCATAATCATAGAAATCTGGAAATGTTACTACACTATCTCTTTTTATTTTAGTTTCTCCATTAGGTAGTTTAGTAATAGTGTTAACTATACGTTGCATTGGACAAAAGTTAATATAAAAATAGTTATACCCAGTGATGTAATCTCCATCCTCTGCGGTATAACCATTAATGCAACGATCTTTCTATTCGTCCCAGTATGTGTAATATTCAGTACAGCCAGCAGGATATTGACAGTACTTTCCGGTTTTAATAAATTCTAATGCTGGCTATCTAAATTTATCAGAATTTTTAATTTTTTTACTAAAGTCTATCATAATATTTTTTGTTTTAGCTCATCTATATTACATTTATAATAATGTAATTTTCTATGGCAATTGGCGCATAACACAACACACTTATTTATTTCTTTATTTATAGCATCTGTAGAATGAGAATTCATATGAGATAGAGACTCATATTTATTATCTAAATGATGAAAATCTAAGCACGCTATATCAGATTCTCCACAGCATATACACTTATCTTTAAATCCTTTTATATACTCATGATTATTGTTTCTTCTTACTTTAAGACAATTTTTACAAATACATATTCTATTTTTTAAAGCTTTATTTTTTAAATCAGCTTCATAAAAATGTTCTTTAGATAGTTCATTACCACATCTGGAACATCTATATGCATTCTTTAGTTCTAGGTAATCTTTATATGTACTTTTTAATTCTATATTATCAAAAGAACAATTAGTAGTATTTCCATCTACATAAAAACAATTTTCATTCAGAGCTTTTTCTCCAAACTTTTGGTAAGCTTGAAGCTTAGATACGTAAACTAATTGCTTTCCGTTTATATGGAATACTAACAGATTTCTGTTACTATTCTTCTTTTTGAGAAGAATTTTATTTATAGGCTTATTGAAAAGGGTTACAGAGCCATCTTTTTGTACTCTGTAACCCTAGTCATAAGCGATTTTGGTTGTGTACACTTTATCCATAAATCAGCTTTTTAATTGGTCGCCCTACCACCGAATCGAACCCGGACCTAGAGGGTTAGAGCCTCTCGTGCTACCACTACACCATAGGGCAATATGCCAGGGAATATTTAATGTCTGTCCCTGTCAGACCTCTCTATCAGTTCAACGAGATTATTTCTTAAACAAACTCTTTAGCCAATGAATAGTACGCTTAATAATACCTTTCTTCTTAGGTTCAGCTACTGCTTCTTTCTTATATTCTACAACCAAATATTCACCGACTTCTTTAAGATAAGCATCTGCTTTTCGTTTGTTATCAATTTCTTTTTCAAGCACATCACAAATTTCTTCAGTGCTATTACATTTTGTTAAATCAAGTACTTTCTTCATAGTTTCTTTATTTATATTCATATAACGTACTCATTAATTTATTGTTATAAACTTGTGTATAATTTGCACAAATTAAGCTAATTCATAAGGATTAATCTGAGCATCTCCACGTACTTTAGTAGTACTAACTTCTTCAGCTTTAACTGCTTTTTCGAGGAAATCTAGTGTCTGAAATGTAGCTTTTACTTTTTCCATACCAGCTAATAGATCTTTAATCTTCTTTTCATCTAGTTGCTCTTCTAGAGAATCTTCGTAATACTTACTAATAGTATCTACTTTGTTTCTCATACTATCTAACATTCTTAGATTTCTAGTGTATATTAGCTTCTTATAATCATCTTCACAGGCTTTTTCTTCTACAGTAAGTTTGTAATTTTCATCACCGAAATATAGTTGCTTAAGCTTCTTTTCTCTGATATCTGGTTCTAACTGAAGTACATATGGAGATTTAAAATACCACATAAGTACTATGTAACTTATTACACTTGTAGCTTGTGTTTTATCTGGCTTATCAGCCTCCCATAACTTTTTAAAGAATGGGAGACCCAAAGCGTCAGGGTGTATTACTACTTTACCACCATTTATATCAAATAATTTCATCGTATAGGTTCGGCACAATCACAACATTGCTTTGCAGAGTTAATATTACTTTGTTTACCGTTTTTGTATTTTTCTAGTCTTACAAAGTAATCACCAAAAAATTCTCTAGGCACTAGAAAATATTCAAAATCCTCGTATCTATTTTCAATACCATAAAATTGGAATAATACATCCCCTGGTTTAGCTGTATATTTATATTTTCCGTTAATATATACTTCACACTCTTCAGTTATACTGAACGCGCTTCTATTGAAACATTCGCCATTTTCCAAAGGTGCTGGATTTAAATCACTATCTAATACAACAGGATAGCATTTATTGCTCACTAAAACTTTCTTCATAATTACTCAGTTATTTCTTCAACGCTAGGTTCAAAATTCTCTGGTATGAACTCTTCAGGATGTTGAGCTCTGTATTCCTCTTCAGCCTTAGTGTTTGCAATAGCATCTAATAGCTGATAAAATTTTAATTCTACAGGTTCCTGTTGTTCAGTAGGAATAGTAGGCATTAGTTTCTCCATAGATTGTTTCATTGCATCTTCTGTAAATTCACCTTGCACAATCTCTGTTCTATATAACATACCATTAATACGAACTTCAATAAAATTTCCAACACCTGATGCACTTACAGGAATAATTGTAATATCTAGATTTTCCATAATTATTCTTTTACTTCTTTAATTTCATTATTTTGTTCTGCTGTAGCTTCTCCGAATCCTTTTTCTCCTCTTTCTGTTTCACTCAGTTCTTCTACCAAAGTAGGTTCTAATATAGAACAAGGAACAATGACTAACTGAGCAAATGGTTCATCTGTAGTATATACTGTAGGAATAGCATCTGTAGTTACTTTAAATTTAGCCATCAACTCTCCACGATAATCAGAATCAATCACTCCAATACCATTACACATAATAATAGATCTTTTAGAGATAGATGATTTCATACAGATAAATCCAACATATCCTTCAGGAATTTCTACAGCAATATCAGTGTGATATACTAGTACTAACTTACCGCTATTATCTACTTCTTGAGTAATACGAGTAGTATATAGATCTAATCCTGCACTACTACTAGTAGCTCTAGTAGGCAACTTACCTTCAGACTTCTTAATCTCTTCTGTGCCGTCTTCTTTCTTTACTGAGTAATCTAACTTTTTAAATTTCAATTGTTCCATAATTATTTATCTTGTTCAATATCTTTTGTGTTAATACTAATCGCTTTACCATGATGAAATCCCCAATCTAAGAATACCGTATTACAAAGTACATGATCTATATGAGGTAGTCCACTTTCAGGATCTATTAATTCTCCTTTATCTATAGCAGTAAGATGTCTTAGTAATGCTGCTTTATATCTTTTCCAAAAATCTGGAAGATTTTGCCAACTATTATCTGAGTATTTCTGAGCTCCATAAGTAAGTACCTTACCAATATTCTCAACTACATCTAATGGAACCAAATCCATTCTTACTTTACCATAATCGTATTTCTTACCGTCATTCTCCATCTTCAATATACTTATTAGTTAAACAGTTGTACAATCCTTTTATCTGTAACTGTCTAGTTTCAATACTATCTGTATCTTTCAACTTAGCTAAACCTTCTAGAATATCATCCATGAATTCATTGTATGTTAAGGAATAGTTGTTGATCTTCTTATCTGCAACTTCCATTAACTTCTTTAACTCTTCACTAATATTAGAACCTAACTGTTTAGTATTGTTCTTCTCAAACTCCCATAGAGCTAATGAATCTTCTTTACTTTGTCTTTCCATATTCTTTCATTACTTTAACAAAACATCCAGCAACCCAACCAACTAAGTAAGCATATCCTTCATTGCCACCAGTTGAAAAATCTTCATTATTCATACCTGTAATTTCAAAGTAATAGTCAGAAATGTGAACAGATTCATGGGCTATGTTAGCACTATCTACTAACTCTGGCTTATATATTATACACAGTATTCCAGCAAAATAGTTAAAGTTTTGAATAACAGGTCTACATTCAGCTACTACATCATAATGATAAGCATTGGTCATTGCATCTTGAGCATTTTCTAGTATCTTATTGAATTCTGGAGTAATCTCTAATATAGAGAACTTCTTGCATAGAAACTGTATATCTTCCTCACTCTCTACTATAGCTATCCAAAGTGTTCTAGGATACATATTATTAAACTTTCTTAGTATCATATTCTTAATAGTCTACTGTCACTAATTGCTACATACATCTGTATATTGTTAAGTAATACAGGATCAAAGTAAATAGAATCTAACCAGTGAATCTTATAATTGGGCGTTAAGCATTCTTCAATAAACTGTCTCATTTTGTTTCTTTATATCTCTTTTTTAATTTAAGTTTAAATAAGTAAGCAAACATAATATCTTTAGTATCTTCATCATTTGACATCACTTCTTTAGCAAACTTAAATGGACTATTGCATATTACTTCTATAACAGGATAAGGTAAATTATATTTGTTTGCCAGACTTGAGTAAATTGATATCTTTTTTTGCTGTTGCATTTATATAATATTCACTAGTTTCTAACTCTGTTAAAGATTCTCTGATAGTATTAGGTCTAATAGAATTTATTATTACTACAATATCAGATTCATCTAAATCGCGATTTCTGTATAGTATATCAGATAATTTCTTGATTTCTTTATTAGAGTAAGGTTTCTTCGGAACGAAAGAAGTTAATTTTAAATTAGAACGTAAGTTAAAAAGATGTCTGAAATATCGTACTAACCTATTACTTCTATTCTCTACATGTACTATATGCCCATTGTCAAAGATCATATAGAAATGTTTATTATTTATTTTATTATTCATTTACTCTTAGTATTAACGTTATTTGCACCCTATCTTTTATTATCTCTGGAATTAGTATCTTATTAACTACTAATTCATCTTCTGCTTTTCCCTGTACTAAAAGACCCTCTTTCTTGAACTTACTTATATATCTACTTAAGTTATCAGGAGTAATACCCATAGTACTTTTAATCATCCTACGATTGTCAGTATTAGCCACATTTTTACTTACACCAGGTATTGGAGTAAAGTTCACATCTAATTCAACGAACTTAGTAAGTAACTCCAATTCCCTATTTGTAAGTTGTAGTATACCATTTAAAGCGTTAAGGTATTCATAGTAAAGATTGCCTTTATTAACAGTCTTTACTAATTTATTCATCTAACAAATCTTTAATACTATTGAGAACTTTATTTAAATTATGGTATACAGTTTCTGCTTCTACTTTAACACACTGTTGAACATTACCTTCATTATAATCCTTCATCAATTCGTTATAATCTTTGGTATATGTATCAATCAAAGTATTAACGTATTCTTTTACTTTCTCTAACTTATCGCAACAGCATTCACATTCATCCACACCTTCTTGTGCTTCTTCGCTGTACCAAATTACATAATCTTTATTGGCTAATTCTTCCATAGTAGAAGAATCAAATGCCATTGACGTATAAGTTTCTGTATCTGATACTACTTCAGATTTCTGAAGTTCCCACAAGTTTAAATCTTCAACTTTAGTAAACACATCACCTTTTTCAGCGAAGCTAAAATCCTTAATTACTTTGTATCCTTCCATATGTCTAACTTTTTATTTAATATCTTTTGTTTAAATTCTTGTATCTTATTAAAGTTTTGTTTACACTCTTCGTAACCATCAATTCTACCTTGGTCATAACCTTCTTTCTTTCCTTGACGATAAGTGAGAGCACCAAAACCAATAATACTCACAAGTACTATTATTATTGTTCCCATAATGCCCTTAAAACGTATTAATATAATAAGTGTTTAAAATATTTAACATTTATTAATGTTTAGTAAAGTAATAGTAAAAAGAATGCCCCGCTTTGATGGCAGGGCAGCGATTTAATACTCTAAAAACATTCAATTCATGAATGATAGCTTATTTAACGACTTTGGCTACAACGTCGTATGGCTTAACTAATTGTGAGTCTTTAAATAGATCAAAGTCTTTAGCAAATTTCTTTGGGTATACTATAGTATCACCAACCTTAATGGTACTATCAGCACCGGTTGGAATAGATAGAACAATACCTTTTGCAAAATCTGATTCAACTTCTTTAGTATGAGTCTTTACTTCATACTTATTAAAACCTTCTTCATCCTTTTCACCAGTAGGAATTTGCTCTGTATATTCTTTAGTAACCATGATAGGAGCTAAAGGTTTTACCAATATATCTTTTTCAAAACTATATTCCAATCCGTTTACCACTGTTTCTAGTACTTTATCTTCCATAATATTTACTTTATAATATCTATTAACGCAGTAAGTAAAGTAAGGTTACTCATCCATATGATTAAATTTGCGCTTAAATATATATCCTTTATGACATATATCCATTCTATCTTTAAAGTTAGCGCAATTCATATTATTAACAAACGCACAACCTACACAACAACCTTTACTAAGTTCAGGAGTAGCTATATAAGTTTTATTCCTGAAAACATACTCAATTCTATCTGCTTTTTTTTGTTCGTTCTTTTCCATAGTAATACCGTTTTAGGGGGCTACCTTTTTATTCAACGACCGCCAGAAAGGTAGCTAAACTGAGCCTACTTACGATTAGGATTCCCTGGTGCGCTTATATTTTGTGTAACAAAATACTTTCTACTTTACAGTAACTTCTTTAAGCGTGGAATGTACTACGATCCCGTGTACTTAGGGCACATTACTTTGTTAATTTATTTAGTATGATATAAGCTAGACACCCTAACATACCTACTAAACATAGTGCAGTAAATTCTGTCATTTAACTGTATTTATTTCTTTCTTAAACTGTTTATATAAATCTTCAGAGAAAGTATATTCTATTTGTCCTGGTAAAGTAAAGGATCTATAATTATCATTTAATTTATAGTTCTTACTTATCTTACTTAAGTAAAGGCAATTAGAATACTGCTAATCTCTTTGTCTTATGAAATAGTAATTCATGCTTCTGTTATTATAAATCCATACAATCTCATTAGATTCTACTAAGTAGAAGAACTTAGTTTATATACTTCATTTGCAATAAAGTTTATATCATCATTTGAGTACATATTGTTAATAATAAGTTAATAGTAATTCTAAAGTAATGGGACTTACATCATCTACTTTAGTTAATTCTTCTAATATGTCTTCTGTATTCATACTGTATTTAACTGTATCTACTGTATACAGTAACGTACATTTAACTATATTGGTTATTATTATTAACATTTATTATGAATATTTATTTAAGTTTAATAGCTATTTTTTAACATTATTTAAAATAAAATATATAAAAAATTTTTTTGGTGAAGAAATCTGCGTGTGGGAACCAGCAAAAATTCACACCCCTCTACCTTGTATCGGAGTGGAACACCCCTACGGGCTTGTATCTGTTGGGCTATTCCACACAAGTAACAAGTAAACAAGAAAGGAGAAAAAAAATCATGTTAAGCAAATTAATTTCAGCGGAAAAAAGAACCCGTACTAATGGCGACGAGTTCTACGTGTGTACGTTCAGTTACTCACAGGGAGCTAAGGACGCGCCTACATTCATTACTATTGGAGGTGTGAAAGTATTGAATCCTCAAGCGGCTGCAATACGTAACATTAATCTTGTTAAATGTTTGTTTCCTACTGAGGACGAAACCGCTAAAGCATACAAGAAAAATCTAGATAGATTTATTAAATGTATGGAAAGCGATTCAAAAACCTTTACAACAAAAAAGGGTGAAGTCGTTAAATTATCTGATTGTGAATTTTCGTTACCATTGGTATATAAGACCTTGCCAGTTAGTGAGGTTTTAGGCGTAAGTAAAATTTACTATGATGACGCAAACGGTGAGCAAAAGGAATTAACACAACTTAATGCGGTTGGATATTCACGTCTTGAGATGATTGTTGATGAAAAGACGGGCGAAATTATTGATTATAAGGATTCAAACGAATGGGATAATGATCTTAACGGAGGGACTTATATTGAAGTAATTACAAGGAATGCAAACGCAAACATTGCTAACGGTTCATATTGGTATGAGAAACGTGTAAACAAACCAGAAGCAAACGAAAGTGTTAGTAATCCTGTTTCAGAACCCGAAAAAACTCAACAAACTGATGACGAGGACGATGACGAGTAAACCTAATATATAGCTCTTGCAGTCTAACTGTGGGAGCTATGGTTTACCGTTTCAAACCAATTGAGTCACCATTATAGCAACTTTCTAAATTTATTTTTTATCAAAAAAACAATATATATGGATAAAAGACAAAAGAACAATTTAATGACAACTATAGCATTAATTGTTGTATTTGGTCAATTTATTTTGTGGATAATATTATTACTATTAGATAAAGTATGATAAAGTTTATAAATAATATAACACAAATTATAATATTATTAGGATGTTGTGCTATATCAATATTTATATTATTTGTATTAATTACGTTTATTAAAAATGTAGACGATTTGGCAGCAATAACAAATATGTATGACTATATACGTATGCAAAATATAACGATAAAGATTGATACAATATTATTTACAGTAATAGTAATATCCTATCTTAATGGAATTAACAATACTATCTAGATTTGATTATCTTTATAGTAACTAAATTAAAAAAACTAATAACTTTCCAAGACGTTGAGGACACCAGTTTCTTATATGTTACGCATGAGAGGTCGAATATACTCCTTGCGATATAAGTTTTAGGTGTAAAACGCTAATCACTTATTTCTATATTATAAGGATACAGCCATACTATCCTTTACTTTATTATTACTTAACCACACACTACAGTCTGTGAAGATAGTAGTGTTTTAAACTGATTATTAACTTAAATTAAGATAAAATGAAATGACTAAATTAATTAAACCAGTAATGATAGACAATATAATACGAAGTGGAGTAGTATTAAAGTCTAAGAAAGCTTATAAAGAAATAAGCAAACTTGAACTTACAAATTTATGTGCTATAAGAGCACATGATAATAGAAGTAGTTGCGCTTATTATAAGCCTTGTGCAGATATATCTATGTGTAAGCTTTGTTTCTTAAATGCTAATAATTATCTAAATGTTTTAAAGTATATAAAACAGAAAGATTTAAAACAAAAATCAAATTATCTCAAGAAGCTACAAATACTTAGAGAAATGCCTTATAAATTATTACATCATGTAATAAAGTATAATGTTCTATTTGATTATATCAATTCAGTAGAGTTCTTTGTAGGTCTCTATGGAGACAAACCGATTGAGATAATGAAAAACGATTTAAACATACTTGAAAGGAATAATAAAATATTTAAGTTTAAACCATATTAAAATCAACATTATGAAAACAAGAAAACACTTTATCAGAAAGTATGAACTCTTAGCAAGATGTATTCAAACTAACTTAGAGTTATTTATACTACAATAGTAATGCAGCCATAGACAGTGGCAAGCCTGTAAATGCAGAGCCAACTACATGTAGTATTAGTACTAATTTTTAATTTAAAACAACTAAAGTATGAACTTAGAAGATATCAAATCGTACAAAGATGCGTGTAAAATCATTAATCGCAAGCCTAGACGTTATAGAGATAACCATATAAACACATATGAACAACTATCTACAATTACGGCAGCTGTCAATTATATTGAAACAGGTACGCAGTGGAAACATATAGTAAAACCAAATAATAAATTCTACGAGATTTATTATTGGAAAACATTCAGCACTAACTCAAATGATGAATCGGATAAGGGTCTATTCCGTCTTTATTCCTCTGATGGGGTTGGTACTTCCTATGCTAGTATCGGTTCTGATTTACGATTTGCAACAAGTCGTGGTGCAGAATATGTTAAAACAACTTTTGAAATACTATTACGTCAGTGGTTTGATCCTGACTCTATTAAATAGTAGGGGACAGCTAATGCTGTCCTCTTTATATGTTTAATCAATAAACTAAAACAAATATACAATGACATTAGAACAATTTCAGAATCTTAAAATTGGCGACATAGTAGTAGCTAAATTAGTTAATTCAAAACAAAGTCGCGTTAACCCTGTTACTAACATTGACAGAGGAAATCTAAAACTACACATAGGTAAAAGTGGAAAATGGCGTAGTTATTTACAATTTGAAGTATTAACTGCGGATTACGTAGTTAAATGGATCAAACGAAGAATAGATAGTAAATCATCTCCTCATTTTACTATTGAAATTAAGAGTGACACTGAAGTAATATTTAAAGTTCATAAAAAAGTACAATTCAATCAATGAAAAAACTAACAAAGAAACAAAAAGCTAGAAGGCAAATATTATTTAATATGCCTTATTCATTACTTACTTTTCTCATTAAAGAAAAAATATTAGATAGATTTCTAGATAATACTAGTAAATATATGATTATTCATAGTATAAACCTATCACGTTTTTATACAAAATTAAGAAATCCTTGTACAGCAATTGAATACACATTCGCATGGGATTGCACAAAAGAAGGATACGATTTTTGGAAAAGACTTAATAATAAGTATAAACGTATATGGGAGATGAAAGATTCTTGCGCATTATTATTACTATCACATTATTAGTATACTTACTAATATTATTAGCAGTAGTAATAGCAATAGTATTTGTAGCAAATAGTATTTAATCAATAAATAATTATTATGCAAAAGTTAATGTATTTTTTATTTGGACTCATAACTGCATTATTTGCAGCTGTGATGATCATTGAACATCAAGGAATATATTTCTTTGATGAAGAAGTGTACGGACTGTTATATACCGATTATTGGAATTATTGGTATTACTCTAAAGTAGTGATAATCGCACTATTTATATTCTGCGTATTATCTTTTGTATATACACTTGGTAGTGGGTATAAAGATAAAGACAATGGATACAAAGAAATCAAACCAAGCTGATTTAGCAGATATATGGTGGGATAAATTTGAAAACTGGTATGAAACACATCCAGTAACAAGAGTATTAATTGTAATAGATGCAATATTAATAGCATTTATATACTTAGTATTAACTTAAAACATTATCAAAATGAGTGAATTTTTATTATTACATGACAATGAATCAGGAGGAGAGCCAGCCACTGTAAGAAAAAGTATTATTTCTTTAGTTCTTCCATCAGAAGATTATTTAGAAGGATCAGCTATCTTTACTAAACTTGATGATGGAGAAACTATGATTCTCGAAGTAAAAGAATCAGTAGAAGAGATTTATAACATGTTAAACGATTAAACAACATTTATCAAAAATGAAAAGTAAATACGTATTTTGGCTAATTGCAGCAATAGCAGCATTAGCAATTTTTATCAGTTGTGCAAGACCTCGTAGTCCTAAAGAAAAACAAATCCCTGAAACGGATACAATTGAACAAGTAGTAGCACCAACAGTACAAGAGGTGTTACAATGGCGTGAAAGTATGAGATTAGACAAGTATGTAGATAGTGTGTTCTTGGTTATGCCAGAACAAGTACTAACTCAAATACTTGTTACTAAAGGTACCGATTTATCAAATCACGAAATTGTTTCTATTTATATTAGTAACAAAGACTTTTATGATAAATTAATAAAGAGGAGTATGGATATACAAAAAGAATATATACCAGATAGTATGCCAAGGTCCTCATTACCACAAATTAATAGTGATACAATTCACCAAGCCATTAATTATTAGAGTAAAAAGAGAAGGTTACTTTAGTCTGTGAAGATAGAAGTAGCCGTCTTTACTGTGAGAATCAGTGACAAACATGTGGGGCTTATATCTAATCATTTTAGAGGGCAGTATTACTGTCGTCTGAAGGTAGGTGGAGGAGATTAGTATTAGTGCAGACGTTAAAACCATGTACTCCAATAAGATTAGTTTGACAGCTATATCTGCTTATGAGTTAAAACTAAGTGAGAGTCATTTTAATTAGTATTTCAATTAAGCTGTATTAGTGTAGAAGTTACACAACGATGTGAATCGTCAAGCCTGCAATATACTGCAATATATTGTATAAATTGTTACATACCTTCTTTATTTACTGTAAGCGTACAGTAAAAATTGTGTGTTAATATATAATTAAGATTGATAAAACCATCTAGTTGCAGCTAGACGTCCTCAAAATATTGTATAATTAAAACTATTAAATATGAAAGAATGAATATTTTTAAGAAAATCAAACTGAAAATCAGTAGTTACAGAAGGCTAAAAGCCTATCATAGTAACATTAAACGACTTGCTGAATTAGAATTATTAGACAATCCTAAAAAGCAAAAAGAAGTTGCATTACGTTCACAATGTTTAATTCATGGGCACAAATGGAAAAATGAGCCTAATAACAATGAATTAAACATTCCTATTACTAAAAGAACTTACTGTGAAAGATGCGGTAAGTACTATAGCCAAGAAATTTATAAACAACTTTAAATTCATATCAAATGAAATCTTTAAACTTTGTAATTATTGGAATTCCTGCATCAATTAATCAGGAAAGTGTTGTAACAGCAGTAGCTCTTATGGCTAAAAAGCTTGGTTTATCAGAAGTACATACAGAAATACTTGAAACAAGTAAATTTGCAACTAGCTCTTCAAATAAACAAATGATTGAAAACATATTAAAAGACGTTATTACTGTGTGTACAGCAGCTGGTCTAATGAATATCGCTGCAATTAATGCCAATTTTTGGAAATTAATTGAAGATGGTAAGTTAACTAGACCACAAATTGAAATGATGCTAGATGAAAAAGAAGTTACAATCGAGTATCTCAACAAAAAGGGATGCGCTTATATCTTTGACCTTTTAGTACAAGCAATTAGAGTGTTATAATCATGGGAAAGACTTATAAAGAATCTCATTTTCCAGGTTCTAAGCAATCAGGAAAAGCAGCTGAATATCAGTCTAAAAAGAGAGTTAGACATTCTAAAATGCAACCGTATAAAAGGGAAAGAGCTATAGTATAATTTTTGTTATAAGTGAAATTATGAGCAGAAAACAAAGAAGTTTAGCTAGAAAGATGCATAATAAACTATATCTAGAGGAAGCATTATTAGATGGAACATCTGTTCTTAAGGTGTTTAGAACACACCATAAAGCACATAAATCTAATATTAACAACTTAGAAGCATATTATCGTCATCTTTATATAAAGCTAAAAGAGAAAGATGAAATGAAGAAGAAATTCTTAAGTGAAACATTTCCTCGAATAAAAGAAGCAAATAAACGTCGAGAAGCTGCATATTTAGCAGCTATTGGCAAGTAAATAGAATTACTAATTAAGTAGTTATGATAGAATCCAATCAACACAGAAGGTTATAACGCCAGACCCCTAAAGGTGATTAATACCTATGGACTATACAACGGTCAACCTTATTTAAGGTCAGGAGAAGGAAAAGGGCTAGCTATCAAATAAGGCGTACGAATAGATAGTATAACTTTCTATTTCTTTATTATTATGTGGACAAAAGAAGAACTAGAAAAGAAAACAAAAGAAGAACTGATAAATATTATTATTAAAATGCAGATAGATATTCGAGAAGAAAGAGATGAAATCTATCGCAGACGTTTATTAGATACTTTTTAAAATTATTCATTCACTTAAATAAATCAATTATTAACAATTAAAATCAAAAGAATTATGAAAAATTTTATGAACTTTGTAGGAATTATGTCAGGTGCAGCAATGTTGTGTGATAAAGTAACTGATGAAGGTTACAACTTTGAAGCTGGAATGAAAGCTCAAGAAGAAAAAGACGGTAAAGTTGAAGCAGCAGCAGTTGCAGAAGCTAAGAAACAGCTACAACAAGAACAGTTAGAACGTGATTCTATGGAAGTAAAACGTAGAATCAAAGAATGTGACAAAGCTGTTTCTAAAGCTGAAAGAAACGGACGTTTTGCATCAAAACATAAGAACATTATGAAGGACTTTTCTGAAGAACTGAAGGAAGCTCAAGCTCAGTTTGAAGCTACTGGTGATTACAAAGCTTGGGACAAAATGTACTCAGAACTTACAGATAAGAAAGACGAAGCTATCGCAAAAGCGAAAGAAGAAGTCTTTGGTTCAAGATACGAAAATATCTATCTTTAATCAACATCCGTATTCTAAATGCTTTTATGCTAAAATAGAATAAAAGTCTAACCGCAAACTATATAAGTCGCATTGTCGCATTAAGGAGTTCGGGTAGATCGAACTGAATTGACAGTTCTATTTAATGCTTTTATGCTAATAATAGGAATACATGCCTACTGATCATGTGCTATAGTAGATCATTTCTTCACTCCGTATGCTTTATGCTCCAAGGGCGAAGAATAGTCTTATAGACGAAAAACAGTAAGTATATCAAAATACATATACATATAGTACTTATATGTCTATATTTCAATCGAGTCTCTAGCTTGCTAGATGAGCACTTGGTATAATATGTATTCTGTCAAAGATCTTTAAATTCTAAAGTAATAGCGGCTTTATGCTATTATATACTAGATTTAATGCTTTTATGCTCATAATCAACGGTATGTACTATTACTTTAGAATTACATATTAAGTATAGAGAGTTTGATCGCTCTCTATACTACTAAAAAGAGCATACTATACTATTATACTGACCCAACAGTATATGAAAATTCGTGTATGATGTATATCTCTCTAATTGAGGCGTTACTAACAAAGTATGAAGGCGCAGAAGTGTATAGAGCTCTTTTACAATATTGACTGTTAGGTTATTGGATGAATCGTTTGGACACGGGTTTGTGAAATTCGGACCCCTTAGATAGAAATATCTATTGAATAATCGGATGAATTCAGGGAAAACTAAATAAAAAATGCTCAGAAATAACATTTTTTACATGTCAATCCTGAGCTAAGCTTAGAGTACACTCTAAGAAAGTGCAGAGACTACTGGAGGAATACAGTTTCCTTAATAACCAGCAAGAGCGTCCGACACCTTAAGCAGCAACGCAAGGTGATGATATAGTCCCTTCTGAATAGAAATGTTCAGCAATATATTTACACATTAACCGTGTATCTGAATCAGACATAGTGTTTTTCATATAGTTAATACATGTAGAAACAAATTGAATATTTCCAGGAATATATCCTTCAGAACTGTCAATTCTATCTACTGATGCTGTATAAATAGGGTTATTATGATTCTTTTTATATGTTGGAATATTTAATTTTATTCCGCTATATGGACAAATTCCATTTTGTTTATCCCATTGCGCTTGTAAATCAGAAAGAGTTAAAGTGCATTCTTTATATCTTTTTCTACAGTTACGTAAAAAATATGAAAATATTTTTTCTGGATATCTCACATAATATGTATTATTAAGATTTAGCAAAAGCTGTTTATTCTTTTCAGAATTTGAATAATCTTTCATTGCTTGTGTGCGATTATTACTTAAAAATTTCATTGCACAAGAACGAGAACAAAAACTATGTCTACCAAATTTTTGGTTACGATTGTATTCAGATAATGGTTTTTCATAACTACGTCCACAACAATCACAATTTAATGTAATTAACTTTCTATGTTGTTTATATTTCATAATTTTAAATATTAGTTATACAAACATAACGTAAAAGTGTGGATATAGTTATAAATATTGTAAACATTAAGACGACTCCCGTATGCTCCACAAAAGGTTTCCAGAGTAATGTTGCCTTAAAACGATGCTTAGTTTGATAGTAGAGCTTAAAACTATATATGGTGAAGGAACATCACATGAAAATGACTTAATATTAGGTAGCTCCAACCGAATCTCTAGTTTAAAGAAAAACGAAGATTATGCCTGAAAATTGCTACAGCAACGAATATATGGAAGGAGAATGGGGCATTATGGTTTTGACAGCGAGGATGAAAATGAATAGGTCAATAACGTCAGAAATGACAAATCTTTTGTAACAGACTATACTCATATTGCAGCGTAATATGATTAGTCAACGGCTAAGCTAATGTCGTAAAAAGCTGGTTAAAAAATACTATGGATGTAACGGGTAACATCACAACACTGATAAGGTTGAGTTATAGGTTCGAGTCCTATTAGTATTACAAATTATCAAAATTAAAAACAAAAAGTATGAGTATATTAGATTTATTAAAGGAAAAGACTGCCAATGAAAAACAGAACTTTTTAAATTCTATAAGAATTAAAGTATCTGCTAAATTAAAAAACACAGACGATAATAAAATAATAGATGTAATAAGTATAGTAGATGCATTTAATTCATCTTTATCTGTTACTAATTTAATTGAACAATCTTCATGTGTTCCTAAACAGAATATAGTTTTACCTACAGAAATATTAGGTCAAGGTGTGGATCAAATACCTTTACAAAAATATGACATCATTAGAGCGAAAATAGGTCCAAGTACACACTATGGAGTAATCTATAAAATAGATACTGAGCTAAATATTGCTTGGGTAGTAAGTATAACCAGTGATATTACTTTAGATAATCTAATTCCTATTAAAAAGAGCAGATTGTTTAAAACATTTTTTGTAGCCTATTTTCATCCTATATTCTTAAACAAGAATAATTATACTTTTTGTAATGTTTTTGATAACAAAGAAGAATTTGATGAAGCTGTAAGAATCATTAAAAAGTATTATAAAACAAACTTTAGAGTATGAGAATAGATTATAACAAGGTATCAATTATTCCTTTAGATTATAATAAAGGAGATAAAGGTTTATGACTAGCAGTTAAAAAGAATAATAAATATATTCTGAGATTACTAGCTATATTTGAAACAGCTCTCATTGAACAAATCAAAATAAGCAACAGAGATTTGTTCGATTATAATGTATTTTACAATCTGAAAGAAGCATTATTAGATTATGATTTTACTTTAACTAAAAAGAATTATAATCAATTAGATGCTTTAGCTTCAATAAACGAAAAGAAACATTATGAACAATACTTAAAAACATTTTGCAGATGAAAAAGACTTTAAATCAATTAAAGGCAAGTAGAAGGAACTTATCTCTTATGCTTTTAGCAGGTATGATTACTAATCTAAAACACATTAAACATTTTGTTAGAGACACAGAAGTAGTAATAAGAATAGATACACTATTAACAGCTATAGAAAGACTTCAATCTTCAATTAAAGAAACTACTTATGAATCGTGGTCGGCATAAAAAGAGTAAGGAAAAAGAATTCAATACTCAAACAGAAATCTTAGGTACTATACGAAAAGAACTTCGTATATTATTAGCAATATATGAAAGTCAATCATCATATAATATGAAAGATTATTTTGCAAAAGCATGGATTAGTAGTAATGATGGAAGAAACTATCATAGTATAGTTGCATGGTATATTAACGGTACGTATTATCTTGATGATTTTATATGTAGAGTTAAAATAGCACTTGATGAAGCAACTATTAAAAATAGTATTTATACAATTAAGTTTGAATTTGGACATAATACAAAAATATTTAAATATAAACATGAATAAAAAAGGCTTAAGAGGTTTTATTAGGAATAGATTACCTAAGACTTGGGAAATTGTTCTTACAAGAGAACGTAAACTTACTGCGTTCATTGAGTATGTATATGAAGCAACTCCATCAGTAATGAAGGGAGGTAGAGGTTGGCGACGTGGTGTACATAACATTACAGTCGGATTCAATAGATGCAAAATCTATGAAATGTTTCAAGCCGAAAGAAGTAAAGAAGGCTTGATATATTGGGTAGGCATTTATAATAAAATTAAAGATCTTGAACATCAAATGAATTAACATGGAAATTGTTCAATATGTTCGCTGGACTGAACCAGGAGAGCGAGAAAGACTACAAGAAGTAATGCAGCAATGCAGTGGAGAAATGGAATTTAGAAAAAAAGTAGCTTCTGAATTCAACATTAGTCCAATGGATGCAGCAGTTGTAGTAAAAAGATTCAAAAACGAATTTATCAAAATACTTAAAACAAAAGGATTATGTTAAAAGCAGGTATGTGGATCGCACAAGGTCCAGAAACTAATGTATTACTCCTTTTAAGCGGAGTAGAACCATTATTAGAAGTAGTAGGTGCAATTGATCTTAATTACTTTAAACAGAATGGTAAAGCTAAAGATCTTACTAAAGACAGTCCTGAAGTGGTAGATATTATGATGTATCCTGAAAAGTATACATTCGCATTACCATCTATTACTGAAGTAGTTGATAATGTAGGTATTGGTGATTTACAGACTCTAGAAGGCTTAGGAGAAGATTCTAGAAAAGATAAAATCATCGAAGAAGGTATTGCTTACTATAAATCAACTTTACCATTATATGGTATAGAACAAGCTAAAGTAAGAACTAGACTGCATTTAAAGAAGAAATACAGCCTAAAAATGTCTCAAGCTAACTATGTATTTACTGTAATTTGTAAAGCACTTAACAGAGAACCATAATGAGCGATTTTAAGAGACTTATTGAAGCACTCAATGCTGAATTAGAGGAACCTTATAGGTTTACTTTAGACAAGATTGTATCTTCTGCTAATTTTGATACTAAAGTATTAGGATATGCAGATAGTGTATTAGATGATTGGGCAAATATACCACCTGATTTAAAATCTAAGATAGTTACTAGTAACACTTGTCTAAGTATCAATAAGTGGATAAATAGAAGACTATGGATGGATATTCTTAATAATCTATTAGAAGATAAAATATTAAGTCTTCAAACAAGATTAGTAAGAGTAAGGATTGCTATTAATATGTCATTGAAAATGGCATATCCTCTCAATGAAGAAGAGAAAGAAGAATGGAGAGAACATATCTCAGATGTATTCTATAAAAGATGTCTAGCAGTAAATAATTATTACTGTAAAGAAATCATAAAACTTCCCTTCTGAATTTAAGGATTGTAGTTATTGGGTTAACTACAATCCACTAAAGTTTAGCTATATGACACAAGAAATAATAGATCTAGTAGAGCAAGCTAAACAAGGTTCTCAGAAAGCATTTAGTAAATTATACTATAAGTATAAAACTGATATTTGGTACACTATTATGGGTGTAGTCAAAAATACAGATATTGCTGATGATTTAACATCAGTAGTATTTACTAAAGCTTATGAGAAATTATCTATGTATACTCAACATATTTCATTTAATATGTGGTTAAAAACTATTGCTGTAAATGCATCAATAGATTATATACGTAGAAACAAAAAAGAGCAATTAAATAACTATGTTGATGAAGATGAAAATCCAATTCAACTATCTGCTTTAGAAAAAAGTCCTGAAGAAGATTTGATTCTAAAGGAAAAGTTAGATATAGTCTTACAAGCTATACCTACTCTTAAGAGAAAATATAGAGATTTAATTAATGCTCGTATAGATGGTTTATCTTATAAAGAGATAGCCAATAAGCTTGCAATGAATGAATTAGCTGTAAAAGGTGATTTAAACAAAGCAAGACAAAAACTTAAACAGAAAACAGATTATTAACAAACACTTTCAACAATATGACTAGTTTTTGTTTACTCCTTTTAGGAGCATTAGCATCTTTTATCATTTCTAGAATGTGTAAAAGTGCTAGTTTGTACGTATTCTTAGTATGCGTACTTTTACTAGGCTTTGTTGTAGGTACTGGAGTAAAAAAGGTAGTTGCAAATACCTCAGATACTCCTTCTCAAGAGTTAGTTGTTACTATGGCTCCTAATCCCACATCTCAAGGTTCTACTGCTTTTGTAGGGACAGTAGATAACCAATCTTATGAAATGGGTCAGGAAGACGGAGGTGAGACGTTAGTAACAACTGATAGAGAAGATATACCTACCATGCCTAACAATGCAGAGATAGAAGATGACAGTTGACTGCACTTAATTTCATAATTTGAGTGTATTAATTGTTAAGTTATTAATTTATTTAAAATCATAATCAATATGGCAAAAAGAAATAAAGGTGGAAAGACTCCAAGTGCAAAAGCAGCAAGAAACTTAGAAGCTTTGAAAAAAGCTAAAGAAGCAGTAGAAGCTTCAGCTAAAGTAGAAACAACAAAAGTAGAAGATTCTAAACCAGAAGAAAAGAAGCCTGAAGAGAAACCAGCTGAACAAAAGAAAGGTGGTGTCTATCAGACTCCAATGGGTAAATCAGCATATGAAACTCATATGTTGTGCACAAAATCACCGTATATGAGTCTACTTTCTCTTAAGATTGAGAAAGACAGCAAAGGCATTGAAAATATCAAAGCCGAGTGGAAGAACAACGAAACTAGTGAAACTACTAGTGTCCTCTTCCCAGTATCTAATGTAAAGAAGGGAGACGGAATTGACGTTAAACGGATTAAGGAAGGAATTAAGAATCCTATTCCTGCTGAAGTTCCTGAAACTAAGCCAGTTGAGGAGCCAAAGAAGGAAGATCCTAAACCCGCATCTACTGAAAAGAAACCTAAACAGCAGAAGTCGAAGAAGGAGAAGATAGAAGAAGTAGAAGCTGAAGAAATTGACATCAACAATATTCCTACTATTAAAACAGCCGCAGCTCCTGCGCCCAACATTGTAACTCAGAACAGTGACAGAATTGATGCAAATCACTCAGTAGATTTGATGAACGCAATTCTGAAACGCCGTGAAGAGATTAAAGATGATCGGGCAATGTATCAAGCAACAGGAAAACAGGCAGACCTTATGATGTTTGTATTAATTCAGAAATGGAATGACCAATTTAAGAATGATGCAAAAGAACAAGGTTTTACTGTAAACGAAGAAATGTTTGCATATTTGAATGAAACAGCTTCTTTGTTCCTCGGTGTTAATTTGCTTCCTAGCAAAACATCTGATGGACAGCTCGAGATTAACTTCAAAGATGCTGTCGCAAAGACAAATCCTGAAATGCAGAAAGCTTTAGAACAAGATGCTAAAGTTCCGCAGACTCAGGAAATGCCAAAACCTGAAGAATGTGTCACAGATGAACAGAAAGTAGCAGCAATGTGTACTATTATGAACATGCGGCACAAGCAGAAGTCAGGAGGTATAGGTAAGAACGTAGCAAATATGATTGAATTTGCACGGGAAGCCTATAAACTTGACAAAGATGCAGAACCAGCACAAGTATTAGCAACTGTATTACTTAAGATGAAGGAAGCAGGACGAAACGCTACATTACTTGAAGGTTGTGCGAATGCTATTTGGGGCAATTTAACTGGTAATTTGTCAGTTCTAGCATCTCATGCTTGGCTTAAGAACCAATTAACAACATACAACGATGCGCAAGTTGCTAATGTTGTAAAAGTATTCTTAGCTAAGAAGATTACTGATGAAACTGCAAAAAACAATAACTACGAAGAAGAAGCAAAACGGTATTCTCAATTAATTAGTGGAACTAATGACGATCTGATCAATCGTATTATTACTTCTGCTAATAACGAAGGTAAAGATGAAGACAAACTTGTATATCCAGAAATCAAGGGTCTAAATCTTAAAGGTAAACACATTTCAGCAATAAAGACTGTAAACAATATGCGTATTGCTTATGGAGCAGAAATGAATGATAAGATGTTGAAACAAGTAATGCAGAAAGTATCTGGCTTGTATACATCAACTTCTTTAAATCCTCTTACTTTCTATGTTGAGAAATCTGCGTATGCTACTAAAAAGTAACAATTAACGCATTATCAAAATGAGTAAAAAACCAACAGTTTTATTTACGCTAGCAATGCTAGCTTTCGGCGGATATGTAGGATTTGTAACTAACTATACAAATACCGCCACCGCACATGAGTATGTGATTCCGAAGTTCACAGATGTACCTCGGACAAAAGACTTTAATATTGATATTAATTTGAACAATAACGCTATAAAATTAAATGGACAAAGCAACCCAGAACAAAATATCAATGTTGAAATCAAAAAGAAAGACAGTATCATCTATCTAACTTCTGTTGTAGAGAAGGAAGTACCTAAATACATTAAGGTAAGAGAACTGCCATCAGTTAAAGAGAATAAAACCACTTGTACGGATATTCTCCAAAGACTGAAACAACAACAATCAGAGAAGATAAATCTGAGTCGCAACTAGAACAGCCAATGCGATTATAGAGCTATAATGGTGTATATCCAGAGATATCTAAATCAAAGGATTAGAAAGTAAATGGTTAGATTACTTTCTTAAAATTAAGATAGTACAGAATATTAGTAGGAATAGAGTATAGCTACAACTATAGGCTATTACTGAAAGTATAATAACTTATTGTGTCTATATACTATCTATAGACTGAAGAAGCAATAAGATAGAGGGAGAGCGTGTACAACCCTCTTGTTTTTGGTGAGAACCGACTGGAGACAGAAACAGAAGACGCAATTAGTAGAGAGCAGTCTACAAAATTAAACAGTACAAGGGGAACGAAATCCTCTTAAGTTACTCGCAGACTTATCATAGTTTGAATCAAGAAGGAGTAATAAACACGATGATGCCCAACAAATCGTAGTGTCCAAGACTACGTGCTGAACATTATCGAGCATATAACGCTCTAGGGTAGCTCCAAACTCCCCTTTACGGCATAGATCGTATAAAAATGTCAGTATAGTGTTCTATACTTATCTAAACAGTTATATTGTAACTTAATAAGTTTAGAGATAGTATATATGAAGGTACTTAATTATAATATTATAGCACTACTTATTGAAAAAATATTGATAGATTACCTGGATTAGGTGTAAAGCCTATGCACAATGTTATGATACCAGTTCATAACTAATCCTAAGCTTGTATTACTATACACTCCAGTATAGAGAGATAGAGTGATAAAGTGAGTAGTAGATTGTGTGCCTATTGGCTGAGTAGCAATGATCCAATATTAATAAATAAGGAATCCTGCAACGGACCTCTTTAGGAAATAAGGAGTATGTGAGTTCAAGTAATATTATAATAAACTCAGTTGTTATCTATCTGAGTATAAACCTAGAGTGCTTTGCAACAGGAATATAAAGATAACTAGCGGATGAAGTGCGCAATAACACTATTTCAATACTAAGCGGAAGACATAAAGCTTAGAAGTACTAAATAATTTTATCCAGAAGCATAACTGGAGTTTTATCAAATTTGCACAAAGTAAGATACTCTATCCTTAAGAGTATATGTGAAAGTGAGCATCGCCCTACTCCTAGGTTGAAGAGAAGCAGACACATTAAGAGACGGACACGAAGCAGACCGGAGAAAAATCTGTGCATTGCACTAAATAGTAGTCTTAACGGGAAGTGACAGAATGTAAATCTATTTAGGAAGTCTCTATTCACGAGAGAATAAACATGTTTAATTTAACTAATGAGGAAGTTCAATGGTAGGTTTTAGGACGAGTAGTGATAAGAAGGCGAAAGTAAATCCGAGCCACCCTCGACTGTACAATATAATTGCTGACATTTGAAACATTTAAAGTATATTGCGCAACAATATATGTAAAGTGACGCTGATTCCTTACATTAAAGGATGATAGGTGGAAATCCTAAAGTTATGTGCAGAATAAGAACAAAGTCGTAAGTACACGCAGCCTTAGAATAAACTATTAGGCTATAGAGTGGGTGTTTTGAAACATAAACAGCTCAAAATAAAATTCGGTAGAAGTATTACCGATAGTGAAGTAACAGTTGTAGGTTATGAACCATATACAGTACTCCTTACTATAACAGGAAAAAGAGCACGTTATAGTTACTGTTAGGCTCTTTAAACAATCAGAAACTAGCATAGCATTCGATTTTCAGATAATTTCAGTTATAATGTTATTTGATGGGTATAAATCTCCTACCATTGGAGTCCCGTTGTACCTTTTTAGGTATTAACTAGCATAGCATTCGATTTTCAGATGTCGAATTACATATCTTTTCATAGTTTAGTATTGATAATTTTATGAAGAACGGCTGACTCATCTGTCTCATGAGTAAAGTCCTACGGGGAATGCCGAGTGAAGTAATAACATCACGTTCTAGTAGTAATGTTAATAATACGAAAGCTTATCTTATAGTTTTTCAGATTACTTATCAAATCTTAGCAGAATTTCGTTATAGAGTTTTACTGTTTGAATACAAGAAGTGGTTTTTAAGTTTTTAACAAACGAATAGATATTAGATGCTATTCCACTTAGATAAAAGAACTCTATAGCTTACTTTTTAAATTAACTTAGTATTAACTTACTCCGTAGGTGGAATCAACCACGGAATCAAGAAAGGAGAAATTATGGAAACAACAAAATATGAAAGTGTGTTCAAAAATCCAGAAGGTTTTACTCAGCAAGAAATTACTCAGTTACGTACTAAAGTAATTGCGTTTAGCCGTGCTTTAGTTGGTCGGCGGTTGGCAATCCCCGTAAGTGATAATTTGGATTTGAATTACAAGAAAAAAATGGCTGGTGATATGCCGGGACTTGTACTTGCAAATCCGATGAAGAAGTATATGATTGAAACTGTTGATTTGTTCAACGTAGATATCGTGCGGACTGCAAATGGTAAGATTGTTATTATGTTTAATAATGACGAAAAGTTGCAGTTTGATTTACGGGCAGATGTAGATATTGTATTGAAAGCTGGTCCGAAAGATGTTCAAGATGCTATCTTGAAGTTTGAAGCAACTGGAGAACGGTCTCCGTTCTGGAATGTTAAGATGGTAACAGAAGTTGTCACTCAGTTGAATCAGAGTAATTTGACTGATCTTAACAATTTTATTGATGAATTGGCAAATCAGGGAGCTTCTCTGGAACAAATCAATAAGATTACTAAGGACGACACTACTGCTTACTACAAGAGCATCGACGAGTAATTAATCTTAAGTACACAAAACTATGGCAACAAGTAAAAAGCCAATAGATTCATATCACTTGCAGATGTTACAGCTAATTATGTCTGATCCTCGTATTCAAAATAATTTGCTAATGGATGGGAGCAAAACAATTAAAGTTAGATACGATGGAACAGTATTAATAGGACACCACAAATATGGTTGGGTAAATAAGTGGTTTAATTCCTATTATGTAATAGACTTTTTTAGTTTAGTACAAAGAATAGCTTTTATCATCACAGGTGTAGAAAGTAACAATTGTGATAAGTCAGGTTTGGTTGGGTTTCTGACAGAAGCAATTGATAAAGTACTTAAGAAAGATGAAAAAGAAAAAGTAATCGAGTTATTATTGTATTACTGTACATTACTTGATGAAAACAGTCCATTGAAATTGACCTATGATATTACAAAAGATGACCCAGGCTTTGATAAAAATATGGGTAACAACAGCAAGCGACGCAAAATGGTTGGGGTAGCAAATGCTTGCATAGATTTTGGGTATGAAAGAATACCTGTCAGTTTACATGTTGAAGGAGATTTATAATCGAATATATACATTTGGTTGGGTTCGTATTGAGTAGAAAATAATTGAAAATCAACATAAAATCAGTAAGAGTATATACATTTGGTTGGGTTCGTATATACTCTTACTTACTTGCCTCTGATAATGTTACTAAGGTAACTAAGTGTTGGAAAGCCGAGAGAAGAAGAATCGGATGCCGTATCGAGATGTGACAGAGGCGCTAACTCTTTGATCTTGTCTGTCTTATTTCTTAATTTTATTGTTATTCATATCAGCGGTCTGTGAAGATAGCTGATATTTTAAGTTATTAGACTTTGATCGGTCTATTAACTACACAGGTAGACTTTCTAATATACTATGTAATTAACTAATTGTCAAATTATTAAAATCAAGTATATATGAAAGCAAATAAATTTATTGAACAGCGTGATAAACTATCAGCAGACATTACTAAGTATTGGAATATTATTTCTATTGAGAATGTAGTAAATCGTAATTATCAGCGTACTTACGATTTGAAAGAACTTTATAATACAATTAAAGGTCTTACAGATGATCGAGTAATTGTTAAATTAAAGATACTATGTATCAACATGGGTATAAAGAAATTTAGTGATTTGCCAGCTGATTGTAATCAATTGGATGTATTTAAGCTATGTGAATTGCAAGAAATGAAAGTACATCTAAGTCGTATACGAACTTTGAACCCTGTTCTTAAGTCTAAGAAAGGTAAAAAAGCTCTGAATAAGACTGAAGTTTTAACTTCAAACTGGGTTAAAGCACGAATAAAAGAACTCGATTTAGAGATTCTGAAATTAAAAGAGAAACTTACTAAGTTCAATGAAGAAACAGAATTTGATGATTCTGCTGCTCCAATGTGCTTAGCTGCTTAAAATATAACAAGGAAGCGATAGGGAGAGTATGTACGGGAAATCTTAAAATATTAACCTATTTAGCTTCCTTTAGTTTTTAACTATTAAAATCAATTGTTATGAATCAAGAAACTAGAAATAAGAAAAATGCTAAATACCAGCAAAACTTACAGAAACGTTATGGATTAACTAAGTCCTCAGATTATAAAACTATGTGTAGTAAAGGGATATCTTTGTCAGAAAATATTAAGCCTATGACAAAGGAATTTGTAACTACTCGTCGTCATGATAAGATAGTAAGTAGAGAAGTATATACTTATAAGTGGACTCCTGAAGCTACTAATGCACGAAAGGAGTATCATGAAGCTAAAAAAGGTATAGCTAGTATTCCTAAGAAACCTATACAGGTGTCTGATAAGAAGGATAAAAAACAGTTATTAGAAGAACGTCCTTATTCTGGTTACCATAAAGAATTGGTACAGAATCTATATGGTAGCAATAAAGCAGAACGCATTGCTAAACAACAAGCTTATAAAGCAGCTCATGAAGAGAAAATTAAGAAAGTAGCTAAACAACTTGAAGAATTCAAGATGTCTAAGAAGCTACAGTATTTAGAACAAAGACCGTATAAAGTAGTTATAGCTACTACAGACGATAAAGAGTTTAAGACAAGCTACTCTAATCTACCTATTGAACAACTTACTGAAGTAGTTACTAAATTGAATACAAAGTTATCCGATAAATATAGTAACTACGAGTCTATTACGATAGTAGATAGAGCAACTTTAGAAAAGAAATGCTTTGCTAAACATTTGCCAGAGATAAAGCAAGCAGCGTAGAGCGACAGACTTTTAGCAGGATAGTCTATAAAGAATCCTGCTTCAAGGGGTGTTCAGCTAGTAGGCAAGCGCAGGGTACAGGGAGGAATATTAGAGAGACTCTAATACACTATTTATAGTGCTGCAACCAATCGGCATCATGGGTTCGATTCCCATACACTCCACTAAATTTATACGCTATGAAGATAAGAGGAAAAACAGTATATGTCTATGATATTGAAGTTTTCCCAAATGTATTTCATTGCACAGCAAAGAATACTGAATCAGGGAAGTTTCATAAGTTTGAGATATCAAGCAGAAAAAATCAATTATCAGAATTAGTTGATTTCTTTCGTGTACCAAATATTAATGCACCATTAAAATTTGGAGATCTCTATACTACTGAAACTCAAATTGATTCAAATAAAATCTTTGCAGGATATAATAATTTACATTATGATAATCCTATTATTAACTATATAATAGATTATTATGATATACTTAAAAATAAACCATATCTAAGGATATGTGATAGTATTTTTAACTTAAGTAGAACTATAACTACATCTCAAGCAGATGACAACATAGAAGCATGGAAAAAATGGAAATATCAAGTATGGTATGATTCATTTGATATACTTACTATGTTATATTCACAGAAATTGCGTGTTGGATTGAAGGAAATGCAAGTAACTATGCAATATCCTAATGTTCTAGAATTCAATGGAGACTTTAATAAGTTTCTAGAAGAAAATAGAATAGAAGAGATGATTGAATATAATGTGAATGATGTTAATTCTACTGAAAAATTATTAAATCTGTGTTCTGAAGATATAGAATTAAGAATAGCTATCGAAGATGAATATAAAGTAAGAGTACTAAGTAAAGATGGAGTAAACATTGGAATGAAAATTCTAACGCAGAAATATCTTGAAAAGACTGGTTTATCATGGTGGGATATTAAAGATTTAAGAAGCCCAGCAGATGTTATAGACCTAAATAAAGTAATATTGCCTTATATAGAATATAAAGATCCTATACTTCGTAATGTACTATCTGATATGAAAAAACAGATAGTATCACCAGGTAGAAAAGGATATGAAAACAAATTCGTATTTAGAGGATTAAAATATTCTGTAGGAGTTGGTGGTATTCACTCTGAAAATAAACCTGAGATAATTGTTCCTAGGGAAGATGAAATGTTAATAGATATTGATGTTGCATCTCTGTATCCTAGTATGATAATAGAGTATAAATTCTACCCAAAACATTTGGGTCCTGAATTTCTAGAAGTTTATAATCAAGTTAAAGATGAACGAATAGAAGCAAAACATAACGGTATTAAGACTAAAGATAAAACTCTTAAGTTAGCATTAAATGGTCTTAGTGGTAATCTACAGAATGAACATAATTTCTGTTATAGTCCATTTGCAGTAATGCAGATTAGAATAAACGGACAATTACTACTACTTATGTTAGCAGAAAGATTATCTGATATTGGCTGTAGAATAGTACAGGCAAATACAGATGGTTTATTTGTTCTTCTTAAGAAGAATCTGTATGAAAAATTACAAAGTATATGTAAGGAATGGGAACAACAAACGAGACTAACCCTAGAGGAAGATCGTTTTGAAGCTATGTATCAGTATGCTATTAATGATTATATAGCTGTAAAAGAAGGTTATCAAGCAATGAAGAAATTGTTTGAAACTGAACCAGAAAAAGCTCTAAATAAAAAAAAGAAGCCTTATACTTCTTTAGATATGATTAAAGATGATTATATTAAAGAAAAAGGTATGTTTATTACTAAGGTTTTACTTGGTAAGGGAATGTCTGCAAAGATTATTCCAGAAGCTATTAGAGATTATTTTGTTGATGGTATTCCTGTAAAAGATACTATCTACAATTGTAAAGATATTAAGAAGTTCCTTACTTACCAGAAAGTAGATAAGAAATTCTCTGTAGAATATAATGGAGAACTAGTACAAAGAATTAATAGGTTCTATGCATCTACTAATGGTCCTTATTTATATAAATGTAAAATAGTAAACAGAGATGTTGAGATACCGCAATATCTTGTATGTCTCAAAACAGGAGAAAGTATAATAACTACAGATCCAAATCAGTTTTACTATAATTCTAATGTAGAACAGATATTACCTTATAGTTCAAAGATTATAACTAAAGGTACTAGAGTAGATTATACTAATCTACTTACTGCATCTGGTGTTACTATACTAAATAAATTTGATAATAAACCTATAGAAGAAAGAAAGATCAATTATCGCTACTATTTAAAGGAAGCGTTAAAGATCGTTGAAGAATTAAAACCAAGACAACTAACGTTGTTTTAACAAATATTTCCAGATTGTATCAAAAGTTAGTTCATAAAGTACTATATTATGATACTAGAATTAGATACAACATTATTAGATATTTTTGGAGAAATATCAATTAATCAGTTAGTATTTTTAACTCTTGTGTTGAATGATAATCAAAGTAATAATCAAGACGTTCACAAGTTTCTCAGCCGAATAAGTGAAAACGACATACAAGAGTTAATCGACAATGACCTTATCTCCTTTACTACTTCAGGAGATAATAAAATTTATAGTCCTACAGAAAAACTATTGTCAAGTACAAAACAAGATAAGACATGGTTTGATGAGTTCTATGAAGTATTTCCAGTGTATGTTTTAAGACCAGATGGTACTAAAGGTTTTTTACGATCTAATATAAATAAATGTCGTAAAGAATATAACCGTATTGTAGGTAAATCTAGAGCAATGCACGAACACCTTCTTCAATGTCTTCAATTTGAAATTGAAAACAAAATGATAACTGGTAAAATAGGTTATATGAAGACGATGTGGAAATGGCTCACTCAACATGAGTGGGAGGTTATTGAAGAGCAAATGAGTTATGAATCTGAAACACCTGTAAGTTATGGAGAATACGGAACAGAATGCCGTTAAAATACTACCTTTTGAGTCAATATCTCAAGTAGCAAATAAATCCATAAACTACATTAAAGCTAGAAAAAATCATAGTATAGTATCATTAAAAACCAGATGGGATAAGTTCAATAAAGCCACTGGTGGAATTGAACCAAATATGATATTTACTATAGCTGGTATATCAGGTAGTGGTAAGAGCTCAGTTGCAAATATGTTAGTAATGGATTTGATTGATCTTAATCCTAATCAGGATATCGTAGTATTATACTTTAGTTTAGAAATGGTAGACTACAGAAATGTTGGTCGTGTAATAAGTAATAAAACTAAGAAAACTGTATCTGAATTATATAGTTCAGTAGAAACACTTAGTGATGAAGACTTATTAAAAGCTGAATCGGCAGCTGAAACCATTAAGAAATACAATATATACTTTGTTGATAAAGTATGTAATGTAGAAGAAATAGGTAATACTATAGATTACTTTCATAATACTGTGGCTAACGGTCGTTGGCTAATAGTAGTATTAGACCATGTTCTCTTAGTAAATGGAGAAGGTGGAGAAAGAAGTACAATAGTCGATTTACAGAAAATGTTTATACAGAAGAAAAAACTTTCTAACACTAGTATAATACAGCTTTCACAGATGAATCGTAATATTGAAAGTCCTGATAGAATTAATAATCCAAGCACTCACTTTCCAATGAGAAGTGATTTATCAGCATCTGATGCAATATTTCAAGCTAGTGATTTTGTTATTGCTGTTCACAGACCAGAGATACTTAATCTAGCTATATATGGAGTACGTCGTCTACCTGTAAAAAATAAGGTTTATATGCATTTCTTAAAAGTAAGAGATGGTGAACCATGTATATTAGAATTTGAAAACGAACTTCAATATGGTAATCTAATTGAAACAAATACTGCAAGTGCTGAAGAACAAAAAGTAGTATTTAAACAAATTAAAAAAGGCTGATTATGAAAGGTTTTACAATTAAACTTCCGAAACAAAATATTGACCCTCAGGGTTCTTTGAAAAATCGTATATTAAACGAAGTTAAAAACCGCTTACCGTTTGCTAAATGGTATGGAATTCACACTCCGGAAGATCCGGAATATAGTGTATCATATGCAGGTCCTGAAGACTTGCTATGTTTTGGATGCAATCGAAATGCACATTTCTCTGCATTCAATAAAAAATATTATCGACCGACATGTTCATATGATAATTCACTTACATGTCCGTTCGCAAATCGAGCATTTAAATTGCGTCAATATGACGCTATTTCAGAATTTGATTTAGCATTGAAACGACTAGCAGAATATGCTAAGATCATGGAAGACTATGAAGAAGATCGTGGTTACGATTTTACTTACATGGGTCAACCTGTACGTATTTACCAGAAGTTTATTCAGATTGGTTATACAATCATTCCTATTGATAATCCTAGTCTGTTTTTGAATAACTATCGTAAAGCAGATAAAAATAATATAGTAAATGTTATTATTAATATTAGTAACAGTACTACTGTTAACAATATTCTCAACAATGAATAACGAATAACTTTACATTGTGTAAAATTTCAGTTTTTGTCAGATAATTTCAGAATCTCACAGGTAAAGTGTTAACCTATTTTAATATGTTAATACTACCAAAAGAGAAAAACAAACCAAAGGTTAACAATCCAAGATTCTTAATCTTGTTTGGTCGACCTAAATCAGGTAAAACTACTTTATTATCAAAGCTTGATAACTGTCTTATTATAGACTTAGAGGGGGGTTCAGAATTTCTAGAAGCTCTCTCTATTCAAGCTCGTACTATTGAAGACTTAGGTAATATATCTAGAGCAATTGGTGAAGAAGCAGCTAAAACTGGTAACAAACCTTACAAATATATTGCTATAGATAATGCTACTAGATTAGAAGAAATGTGTCTAGGTTATGCTAAGGTATTATATCGTCAAACTCCAATGGGTAAATCCTATAATGGAGATGATATACGTACATTACCAAATGGTAGTGGATATATGTATCTTCGCATGGCAGTTAGAAAAGTAATAGATATGTTTCGTAATCTATGTGATAATTTTATTCTTATTGGTCATACTAAAGAAAAAATGATTAATAAAGAAGGAGAAGAATTATCAGAAATGGCACTAGATTTAGTAGGAAAACTAGGTGATATAGTATGTGGCGAAGCAGATGCTGTTGGTTATGTCTATCGTAAAAAGAACGAAACTATTATATCTTTTGAAGGTGGAGATAATTCAGTAAGAGAAGCTAGAGCTCCTCACTTACGAGGTAAGAAGATAGTTATCGCAGAAAGCGATGAAAATAATGATATTAAAGTTCACTGGGATAAAATTTATTTAGACGAGTGTGCAGCCTGATTTAAAAACTTAAAATATTGAAATTATGACATATAGTAAAGAACGTGCAGCAAGTATTAGCAAAAGTGATATTAAGTATATTCCCGCTGGTATTATTGAAAATGTAGTATTGAAGAGTGTAAAAACAGAGGTTTCTCCTAATGGTAATCAATTCTTAGAAATTGTTTTTGAGAAAGATGGAGCAACATTAACTCATACAGAATGGAAACCTACGCTTGGTGGATTTGTAACTACAGAAGAACAGCTTCAAACAAAAATGGATAAGCAGTATTCTCGTATGTTGCAGATACTTAACTGTTACTATAAAGATGAAGAACTTGACTTTAATGGAGAAAGCTTTGAACAGTTTGCTCAGTGGATTACTGATATGCTGAACAAAGTAGATAAGAGTAAAAAACTTAGAGCAAAAATAGTATATAATGATAAAGGATATACTACTTTGCCTAATTATGCTAAGTATACTT